AATGCCTTGCTTTCAATCCCGCTGGCAAGGAAGCATTCGTCTGCATTGCCAACAACTGAACAGTTAGCGACAGCAGAGCAAGCGCTGTCAATAAAACAGAGAGAGTCAGGAGTTAGAAGGACAGTTACTTGAACTCGTCACCACCGTTAGATTCTTGGGCGGAAACGTACCGGAGTCCGTTCAAGTGCGCTTAGGCGCAGGTTTTACCACAGGGAGAGGTAGAGGCAGATGATAGTAACAACAGACGACCAACAGAGTTAGAGATACTGATGAATCATCCTCTTTTAGATAGCCAGCTCGACGCCTTTAGGGGAGTCGCAAGAAAGCTCATGCGATAAGGAGCGCGGCAACAATACAGTCGCGTAAGAGATTTCCGGCGCATCGTTGAGGAAGGATACCCACTATTGGGCTGTGGTACGAAGTCTAACTCAAAGCCTCTCAGGGTCGTTGGGCAGATTGCCAAATTGATAAAGATAATTTTGGGTGAAGTACTGGGGTCGCCCACTCCTTACCCAGAATCACCGGGCGTTGGTGGAGTAGATGAGTTTGCCAAGCGACTGGGCTTAAAGAGGGTGGATTTGTTCGGATAACCGAGGTCATAAGGTTCTTAAAGAAGGTGAGGTTTTATCAGTTCAAGAACTTCAAGCTAAAGGCGGATTTTAACGACTGAGGGCAAGTTGATTGCGACGTGAGTTTTGGAAGTGGCATCAGAGGAACCCCGGCAGAATAGTGACGGTTGTGTGTCAGAGATAGGACGCAGAAGTACAAGCGATAGCTTCAGAGGAAAGTGTTATCGAAACTGAGTTCCTGCGCCTATCGTTGTAACCACCCAAGCCTAAAATGCATCATCAAGCAGCCAGGGCAACCAGAAATAGAAGGGACCATCCTTCAGATTTGGGAAGTAACTTACTCGTTGCGATCGCAGGTTTGACGAACCGTAAATACTCCAAAGCTGTGGGCTTAGCCCGTCGATAGCACCCTTACTGAGATAGCCGCTATTTAAGTGCTGGCGACACACCAAGGCTGATCACCCAGCAAGAGGTCAGACAAAAACCACTCCCACTGAGATGTCGAACAGAACCAGACTTCCCAAGCTTTGTCAAAGGCGCCTGGTTCCGAGTCCTAGAAATCCAAGGAGAATCAGTCTTCTTGATGACCTTACGCCGACCCACATTGGTCACTGGATGCCGTTGAACTCAATCCCAGGCGATCGCACATCCTCAATGACGAGCAGTTACCGCCATACTCAACACCGATGGTGATTAGCGTTTTGTGCAGCGTCTGAGGCATTGCAGCGCGCACGTAAGCGGGAGTGTATCTCCTAGAGCAGAAGCGCCGGATTAAAGCACGGTGGTTGGTTGCCTTGGATTGCTGAGAATTGTCCACGGATTAGCGATCGCACTGCCAAGTGTGGATGAAGATTGCCAAGAACTGGGATGAGATCGCAAAAACGCAGGGGGACTGCGGATATTGCCTTGATGCTTTGTCGATTGATGGGGCGATGAAGCTTCTTAAGCCAGTGAAGGCTCAGGGTGAGGGTTCGCCGAAGAAGTACAAGAAGAGCCGCCAGAGAACGCCGAAGCTGAAACAGAGCGTGACTTGATGGCGTTCCTTGATAAGTCAGTGTCGTTCTCACCCAACAAGCTCAACTGGGCGCTGACCAATGTCGCCATTCAGACTCGCAAGCAAATTCACTCACTTGACGAGGAGAGTTGAGCATTCTACTGGAGAACTGTGAGCCGCTAGTTGAAGCCGCACGCTTAGAACTGAGCCAACGTCAACAAAAAATAGCGTCTTGAGGTCTTAATAATGCAATTAGTCGCCGAAGTTTCAATTCCAAGAAGAGCAAGAACTGCTTTACGTTCTAGATGTAGCAGAGCTTAAAAAGCTCCGAAAAGCTTCTATTTTGTCACTGGAAGCTTATGTTCTCATCGCTATCAGAATGAGCTACCCACAAAAGAATCCCTCAATTCACATTGACAGCTTTTGTGAGCAATGGAAGCTTACCGATTATGAGCTGGACAATGCGATCGCTAAGCTTCAGAAGAAAGGATTGTTGCATCGCCCTTCTACAACCATCCAGCTTGAGTTGTTTGAGGAGGTAAGGGAGAAGGAATAGGTGTTCTTTCATAGGTGGCAGGGAGTAGGGGTTAGGTGGTAGTCAAACATTTCCCTGTCACCTACAACCTATTTCCCTGTCACCTACAACCTATTTCCCTGTCACCTACAACCTATTACCTACAAATTGTGAGCAAGCCACCCGGCATGAGACCTTGTTCCGTCTGCCAAACCTGCGACGATTCCCGACAAATATTCCTGAAGCTTCATGGCTATCCCTTTTTCCCCTATTTGCTGGGGATGTGCAGAAGAGATTAAGCCGCTGCTCTTGAAGCTAATTTCTCTAAAGAAAATAGAGGAATTTCTAGAAGCCAAGTCAAAAGGAGAGCGGCAAACCTTGCCGACTTTGCCTGCTAACCACCCAAAGATGATGCACCCATGACTCAATTTGCACACAAGGAAACTTCAATAACTCGCCAGTTTTGCAGTTGTGCCAAGCGGATGACTCCTCACTCGAATGGCGTCTGTCAGTGGTGTGGCGCATGTGTGGTTTCTTCCGAAATTAGCTCTCTGGGCGTCGTCAAGCTTGACCGCTGTGGGCAGCCAATAAAGGAAGGTGAGCAATGACCCAAATACTAGGTATTGCAAGGGTTTCAGGTTACAATAGTAGAAAGATTTCGCTTCCACTCGTGCCCGGTGGTGACAACACCGGAGAGTTTCAGGAAGCGGGGCAATTAGCACAAAAAAGGACTTTGTGTAATGCAATTTCATATTACTGTGTTGCGAGATGCGATCGCAATGGGCTTCCTTGTGGAGGTGCGATCGTGAGCGATCAAAGCAAGCAAGTGCTGCGATTAAAAGACATTCCAACAGGACGCGAAGGGTGGGTTTACCTAATCCACGCGGTTGGAACTAGTCGATACAAGGTTGGACGTAGTGTTAATCCGGTGGCAAGACACCAAACCCTACAAAACCAGTCGCCCTACCCACTAAAGATTGTTGAGTGCTTTTGGACAGTAGATGCGCCAACGGATGAAGCGGGGTGGCACAAGCAGTTATCAGAATACAGGGTATACGGAGAATGGTTTGAGCTAATTGACAAAGAGGCAAAGGCTCACTTAAACGGATTCTGTACTGGATCAGCCGTTGGTGTAGACATTTCCGGAGGATGGCTTCAGGATTTTCTTGAGAAGTTGCTAGTGGAGGACACTAGAAGGCGAATTAATCATAAATTCACCGAGTCTGGGATTTTTCGACTTTACGATTTATTTTCAACCGTTTACGAGGCGACAACAGGAAGACAGCAGCTAGAGCAGCTAACTTCCTTTCTGACGGTTGTAGCACCAGAAAAAACCAAGGCTTACTTCTATGGTTTTGAAGAAGTCAGATTTGAAGAGCTTCACTGCTATGTCACCGGATTAATAGAAGCGTTTGCCTTGCTAGTCCTGAAAAAGGAGTGGCTGTAATGAACCATTCTTCAAAATACTTGATTGACGAATACCCAATGACAATGCTTCCTTCTCTTGCCTCTCGGATAGGTGGAGATGAAGCGGTAGTCCTCCAGCAAATCAAATACTGGATTAAAACCAATGAGTCTTCAGGTAATGAGCGTGTCTACAAGGATGGGCGTTGGTGGGTATTCAACACCGTTCAGCAGTGGCAAGAAAAGCAGTTCATCTGGCTAGCGGTTCCAACGGTTAAGCGCATCTTGCAGTCACTAGAGCAAATGACTTTAGTTGAGACTGAACAATTTGAAAAGAACAACCGCAACAACCGCAAGTGGTACACGATTAATCATGACGCAGTAGAACGATTAGACCAAGTGCCAACTGGTACTTGCTTCATTAAGTTAGAAGACCGGATCAATTTGATCTCATCTATGTTGACCGGATCAAATCGATCCGATGGAGAGGATCAAATCGATCCGATGACCGGATCAAATCGATCCGATGGAGAGGATCAAATCGATCCCGTAATCCTTAGTAAAGAGATTACTAAAGAAATTAATTCAGAGACTACTCTAATTCCACCTACTCAAGAAGCTGAAGTAGAAGTTCTTGAGCCGGAATCAAGAGAAGAGACTAGCACTATCTCACTCGCTACGTTTTCAAGCAATTCAGAGGGGCAGCAAAAAAATAGAGTTGATCGTCAGGACAGATCTTCCGCCGATTCGTCGGTCGATGGCGAGTTTGTCGATCAAATTCAAATTGACACAGAACAGCTTAAGCGGATTCATACGATCGCATTTGACTGGAAATTGCGTCCTTGGCGTATTAGCTCAACTGAATTTCATCCGTCATTGACGAATGCTGTGTGGAAGTCAAACCCTGAAGAATTTTCTCTTCGAGACTCCCTAGCCCCTAACCGCAACTACATCCGTAATTTCCTTAAGAAACTTGACCGTCAGCTTGCAGGCAGTGCAACTGAGGCAATAGAAGCTTATACCCAGTTACAGGTTTTCTGGCAGACAGTACAGGACTTAGAAAAACCTGCGTCTCAAATGACCCGGACACAGGCAAAGTTGGCTAACAACTACGAACGCATCAAACAGAAATACGAAGGAGCTAACCAATGATTGACCACGACACATGGGCATCCGGACTCGCTTTACTCTGTACTCATTTCAACCTTGACCTGATTGATTCCCCTGTAGAGTCCATCTGGCGTGAATACCTTGACTCTCAACTCAATTCGGGACAGTTCACTAAGGCAGTCAAGAGCGCAGTAATCAAGCTTCCTGTTAATAAACCGCCCACCCCCGAACAGTTAGCTGAATTTGGCGGCAGTGGCAAGAAAATGCAAATCATCGCCCAGTGGGAGCGCATTGAAGAGGGCAGGAAACGCGGTGGGATTGCCCCTGGAGACGTGAAAGCGTACGACAGCCTTATAGACTCCCTTGACCTCGACTTAGTTGCTTTAAAGGCGCTTAAAACGCTAGGCGGCATTTTGACCCTATCTCGACTTAGTGACGAGGCTATCCGATGGACTCGCAAGGAATTCTTCGAGCTATACGAAGCTTGGGACGCACAGCGAGAACAGTTGGAGTTAGAGGCTGAGGCAATCAACTCTGTTCGAGCGTTCCGCGCGGAACAGATGACCCAAGCAATCGAAGCCTCACGACAGAAGTACATTGCTGCTTTGCCGCCTGCGAGTTCTCCCATCGTTGAGGAGACTGTTTTGAATGAGATGAAAGAAGCATCCGAGAGAATGGCGATTCCAGCTAAGCCAGTGAAGGTGGTTGGGACGGCTGGTGAATACCAAGCGATCGCAAGAGATGTGATGGAGACTTGGCGACTAACCGGAAAGATAAACGAGGTTGGTTTCTAATGGCTAAGAACAAAACCGCGCTGCCATTACTGAAGCTACTTGAACCGGAACAAAAGCCGACGTATGAACTGTTGATTGAACCCGTTCCCTTCAAGCTCTCAGTTTCCTCTGATGAAAGATTCTGGATTGTCTCAGTTCGCAAGATTGGGGATGAAGTTGTAGCGAGATATCAGCTACCCGTGCAATGGACGCTTGAAGAAGCAGGGGAGTTAATCCAACACATTCGGGGTGTGGGATGGCAGTTGAAAGAGGATGCAATTTACGAAGGGCGCCCCCATTGCAACGACGACATTGATTTTGTCTGTGAGCAGTTTTGCAAACAGCGGCGCCTGACTAGGGGGATGCAGCATGAAAACTAAAGGCTTCGCCACGACCACCGCCCCCAAAATCGAATACCAGCTTTACCACGCCGAACTCAAGCGCCGCTACCTAACCGATAACTCCGAACTGTTGTTGGGTTCCGCAACAATCCAGGTTCCCAAAGACTTGAAAGATCGCACAGGAGAAACGCTGACCAAGCGTGAGGTGTGGGACGCCTTTGCTCAAGCTGTCTGCTACTGCCTGATTTCCTCCAGTGCCGGGGAAGAAAAGGGTGTGAATCAGATTTTTCTTTTCGATAACCGTTGGAATTTATTGGAGCGACTGGAAACGAATGTGTGGGAGGAGAACGGCTGCACTCCCACTTACCAGAAGCCGATGGATGATGCGACGGCTGATGTGGCGTGGGAAGCCTTCAAGCGCTGTCAAATTGACGTGCAATGGCTCAAAGTTCCAGTTGTTGCTTAAATACGCAGCGTTTTTCGTTTTTACTTATTACCTCAATGTCTAAATTCACACAGCTTGATCTATTTCAAACCGCTGCACCTAAATCAGTCTCGACATTGAAATGCCTGTTTCTTAAACAAGCCTACGCTTACGCTCTTTTCCACGGCAAAGACATTGAAAACAGGACGTGGAGAGTGAATCATCGAGGGCTGGTATTGATCGGCGCCTCAAAGTTTGACGAAAACTATTACCTCGAATCAGTTCAGGTATGTATGGAGCGAGGCTTGCTCATTCCTCCCCCTGACTTACTGGCGTTTGGTGCAATCGTCGGCGTAGTTGATTTGGTCGATATCACTTGGGGACATGAATCGAAGGGCTGGGGATTTGCCAACCAGTGGCACTGGCACGTAACCAATGCGCGGGAGTTTCGAGAGCCGATTAAGTATCGAGGGATGCCAGGGCTGTTTGATGTGCCAATGACGCTACAGGAGGTTAATGAACTATGCAGGTAAACAAGTTCCAGTTACTTGAAGAAATCCGCAATTTGAGCGAAAAAGAATCCCAGTTAGCAGGGCGAAAAGCGGCGATCCATAAAGACCAAATTCTTTATTTATTCAGCCTTGGGCAGAAGATTCAACAACTGTATGAAGCGTGCGAAAAGCATGGGGAATACAAAGTCTTATTAGCCAAGATTGATATGTATTGGGTGACCGCTAACCGGACTCGAAAGACCTGGTTGTTCTTTGGACAATACCGCAAGGAGCCGTGGATATTTAACTTTGGCAAATCCGCTTTGTTTGAACTAGTTCACGCCTCAGAACCAGACATGGAAATTATTGAACACGCGATCGCTCTGGCAAAAAGCGGGGTGAAAGTTGGCGTCGCTTGGGTGCGGAATGCGACTGATAAGAAGCGTTCTGGGGTGCCAATAGACGCCAAAGTAGTTCATGCGGCGACGATTCGTAAAGTACGGCTCAGCGCTAAAGTCCGAAAGCTTGTTCACGCCGTTGTGGATGAGATTGGTGAGGATGAATTGGTGAAGGTACTGGAACAAATACGGCAGCGGAAGGAGGCGAGTTGATGCGCGGGTTTAAAAAGGGCAGCAATGAGGCGATCGCACCTGCCTCTAGAAATGAATGCTCACCATGCTCGACGAGTTTGCCGGAATCGGAGGCGCCACAATCGCCGGCGACTGGCTTGGAATTAGAACAACCCAGTTCGTTGAAATCGACCCAGACGCCCAATCCGTCCTTAGACACCACTACCCAGACATTCCAATCCACCCAGACATTAGAACCTATCACCCTAAGCCCAGAGAGTATGACATCCATTGGAGTTCATTCCCTTGCACAGGAACAAGCTGTGCTGGCACTCGAACCGGACTTAATCACGCCGAATCCGGTTTGTGGTTTGAATCCTTGCGATGCATCGTCGAAGGAAGACCCAGTTTCGTTGCTATCGAAAATCCAGAAGGGCTTATCAACCGAGGACTTAGAGAAGTACTTGCCTCACTCAGAATGGTTGGATATACGTGGGACGATCCGCAGCTCATATCGGCAGCATGGTTCGGTGCTGTTCACCGCAGAAACCGCTTATTCATTATTTCCTACCCCAACGAGCTACTCCGAAGGTTCCGACACCCACCGACCCGCTGGGCAGAACAAGTTAGAGCGGACGTTGAAACTGTTGCCAACACCTATCGCTTCTACGGGGGGAGTAACCCAGGACTTGACCAAGGGAGGGAATCGGTTAGAGAGAGAATTGAAGTTACTGCCAACGCCAATGGCAAGGGATGGGAAGGGTCGAACGGGAACACCAAACGAGAGTCTTGCCGAACCGATTCAGGAATACTTGATGGGCAAAGACAAAATGCACCCAGCGGTTCCAGGATGGATGATGGGGTTCCCTCTTGGCTATGCGGAAGACGTATTGATGGTTGGTGGAAAGCAAACCCCGCTCCTCAATACCCAGGCGTCCCCAGCCGGACGCCAGGACGCCGCGACTGTATCAAACTCTACGGTCGCTCGGTCATGCCGCAACAAGCAGCGATCGCGCTTAAAAGAATCCAATACCTTAGCGGACTTCTTGAGCTGGGATGAATACCAAAAGCGCCGAGGGAAGTAGTTCCGGTAATAGGGATTATCGGTATAAACGCAGGGACTGCGGATTTAGGCAAGATTCATTTTGCCATTTTTACCAAATGTCAGTGGAACGTTGGTCGAACTCGCGATCGCGTTCCAACTCTTAATCTCTGCCGCAGTTGGCTTGTCCGACAGTTCATCGATCAATACCCCCCACATTGCCGCCACAATTGGCAGTTCTGGGGGGTTTTGGCTGACGGCGGTTTCCATTCTTGTGACGCGCAGGACATTTGACGCAAGAGTGACGCGATCATAGCCAGCGTCTCGCAGCATCCCAACACGAAAACCCAAGTAGTCAGGCTGCGGCAGTGGTTCGGGTGGAGGTGGGGGTAGAATCCATTCCTTAGCTGAGAAATCCCAGAAATGTGCCTCACTGGGTTGGTGCGGTTTTTCAAGAACCGTTCCTTCTTTGATATAAAAAGCGGTTGGATTGGCGGCTTGATCTGGCGATACTTCTATCACTTTCCAGCCGCTAGGTAAAACCTCAGGGAGTTCTGTTGCGTCTCCTACTCGTTCATCGTTTTCAATTAGCCAGTAAAGCATCAAGGCATCCTATATTGAATTGATAATAATCCTGGCTGTCCTGCGAGTCCATCGTTGGAACCTGCAACGGTTCCTGTTGCCCCGCCAAGTCCCCCAAAACTTGCGCCCGCTGTTGCACCACGAGCGGCATCAGCGTTCCCTAACCCCAAAGCACCACCACTCACGAGTGTTTGAAATCCTTGAATAAGATTGACGACGGGAGAAATGATAATTACTCGTCCGCCACCGCCACCGCCACCGCCACCGCCGCGAGCGATCGCGTTTGACCCCCTTCCGCCACGGACATCCAGTATGCTCGTTGCACCTAACGTGATTGAATTGGGGCAAAGGATTTTTATCTTTCCGCCCGTTCCGCCGCCCGCGCCAGTAATTACAAGGTTAGTGTTTCCGGCGAGGCTACTGCTTCCCGTCGTGGCATCTCCTCCACGGGCAATGATGCTCCCCGTTGATTGTGACTGTGCCGCCGCATTCAATTAAAATCCCACCACCACCGGGTCCACCACTCGCCAAACGAATGAAGTTCGCTGAATCAGAGCTTGTTGCCGACACGGTTCCACCGTACCCGGAGCCAGCGCCTGAACCGCAAGGATACCAATCTAAATCTTCGTAAATCTCGGTCGGTAGGTTTAGCGTAGATGTTCCGGGTCCAACACCAGGGAATCCACCGATAAGGGCGGCATTGACCCCGCTGTAGCCTTGTCCACCTGGAGCGTAAGGGGTGATTGTGACGGTTGCTCCAGTATCAATAACTAAGTCTTCCGCTACTTCCAAATGAAGGAATTGTCTAACAGTCAGTGCTGCGGTAGAACGCAGTCTAAAACTTCTGAACGTGCGCTTTCCTGATAGGGTGTCACTTCCCGATAAATCATAATCACTACTCTCGGCGTTCCCCCCTAGCACCCGCAGGTGAGAAAAAGGAGGCGCAACTTGGAATCGTCTTCGCCTATCTGCGATCGCGGTTATCGTTCCCCCCACTGCGGTGACAAGCGCCATACGAAAAGCGGTTCTAGGCGCACGGGTAGAACTGCGGACAACTCCCGTATTGTCTACGAAGATGAAGCTCTCAGCGTTGTTTGCAACCGCAATTTGCCCAGGTGCAACCAGTAGTGGCTGATAGTTTGTCGAGTACGCCACCCCGCCGCTGTAATTTACGCTCAGCCCACTTCCAGCAAATACTGCCAACTCATCTCGAAATCCCTGCCACTGGGGCTTGATATTTCCCGCCTCGTTTGCTAAAGCATCGTCTGTTAAACGGCGCAGGTTGCCGGGAGACTCCTCTTCCGTTGCGTTTTTGTTGAACTTGGGGCGAAGGAAAGCGTTGAAGTCTTCCGGTGGAACAATCGTATTAAGGGTGTAAGTGGGAAGTACCATTAAATTCCAGTGACAATCACGTAATAAAGTGTGGTTGTTCCCGTAATGGAAATACTAGGAACATTAAATGTTGTTGAACCATCCCCAGCGCCAAATGTGGTGCCAATTATTGCAAAGAGAGCGCTAAAAGTGGTTCGTGATATTGCTTGCCCATTGGCGCGGATTGTACGAGTAGGCGGGTTTGGGGAAGACGCGATTACAAGAGCGCTTATTTGTAATTGAATTTGTGCCGCATCCGCTCTATCTGCATATTCGCAGGTTGCTAGAGCGGTTCTATTTGTTCCAGTTCCTGTGTTAAGAGCTTGAGTCGGTGCTGTGGGAACTCCTGTTAGGTTTGGATTAGCGAGGGGCGCCCTAGTGTTGAGTTGGGCAACGGTTGCTCTGTTTATTATTTCGTCATAGACAGCATTCTTGCTGGGGGCATTTAAATCGGTGTCCCATGCCGCACTGAATGCGGCATCGTTCCCGCCCGTTCCGCCTGGTTCCCCTTTGGCGGCTGTCAACTGCCATATTGCGGGACTGGTCAAAGGCGGCTCATTGATTGAGGTATTTGCAAGGCATTGGTAAGTTGAGCCGCCCACAAGAACTTGATTGCCGCGACGGTACAGGGTAGTTGGGTTCCAGTTGCCTTGGCTGATAAAGAGGTTAACAAGAGACTGCAAGAAACTGGGGTTGCCTCGCAGCAAGTCAGCAACTTGTTGTGCTGTCTGTGGCGTTCGGTCTGTTGCAAATCCCGTTCGTCGAAGCTGGGCAAAGTCGATGCTAGCAACGTTAGGCACGATCGCTTGGAAACTCTCGCCTGCGGTTTCCTCTCGGACTGAGGCGACTCGCTCTAAAGGGAAAGAGTCAGGCGTGCGAGTCACACCAGAGTAATACTTGCCGTCTGTGTGGAGGTTTGAGGGTAAGTCCTGGTTTGTAGCGTAGAAGCTTCCGTCTAAACGAAAGTAGTTAAAGTCAGTGAATGATTGAAGGATACTGAAAGTGTAGGAGACTTGGGCGCTGGCTGATTCTTTGAGGTCAACGTTTGCGATCGCTCCATTCACTATCGGAAAATCATGCTCAATCTGTAGTAAGTAGCTGTCTGGCGTTGTTTCGGCGTCGATTAAGGGGGCGTCCAGTTTGACACGTAGGATGCCGGAGGCGATCGCAATTCCCCCGGAGTTTTTAAATATGCCTGTAATTAAGGTCAGATGGGTTCTCCTAGGCGCTCAATTTCCCACCTGACTATCGTAAAGCAAATGCCGACGAACGTCTCTAAGGGCTTTGTGATTAGTGATTCCCCATAACGTTATGGGGAGAATTGGCAATCAATATCGGTCGTACTCGCTACCAATCCCTGTGATAGTCGGCTGTTCATTTGTTATTAACTTTTGAACCATGTTTGCGATCGCTTCCTCTGGAGTTGGGAAATACACGCCGCTTCTCAGGTTGATGGTGTATATTGCCCAGTCCCATCCTTCCTCTTCTTCATCATAAAAAACTTCTGCGCCTACATGCACAAGGAGTTGTAATAGCGTTGATTGGTCTGCACTTGGTTTGGTTTGCACGCTACAGATAGGAACTATCTTCCCTGTATTTAGGTGAAGTGCGTGACCTTTAGGGATTGGATTGATTACCAGCAACTCAGGATTCTTGTTAATGCGTGTGGTATCAACTTTAAGCGTCCCTGAAAAGCCGCCAACAAGATGAGGGTGGGTTTTAGCAAGTTCATAGTCGCTCTTGTAATTCTTGTAATTATTGGTGCTTACTCCGCGCAAGTTGTTTATCCAGCGTCGCAAATTCTGAAACATTTTATTTTCTTCCTGTTGTAGTTTATGGGTTCGTTAGAACGAGACTTCTAAATAGTTGGTGGGTTGTTTTTCCTTGCCCCTGCACAAATGAAAAACTGAACAATTGCATTTCTGTAAAGTTGAATTAGTGAACTTTTTCAAATCGGTTCTCCCACAGCCGATAACCCCGCTCTAAACCTGTCGTAATGCACGAAGGAATTGTTGAGGGTAACTGGCGAACACCAGCACGGCATATACAGCCGATTCAACCGCTCTATCAACCTCCATTCGTCGCTAGTCCTCAAGTAAAACGATCGCCCCGCAGAATTAACCAAGATTGTGTAGCTGAGTGGATCGCCGCCAATGGGGGCGCCAATTCGCGTCACGCCAGCCAGCCACGCTCCCTGAATAACGATGGTTGCATCCAGTTCAAATAAGTTGAATAAATATTGAAGTAAAAATAGCGTTCCCTTGTATGCCCAGATTGTTTGGGCGTCTTTGATTAGCTGGCGCTTGATTGAATCTTTCCAGGTTGAATCCCAGTATTCGCCTGTGAAGCCCATTAGTTGGGCTAGCCAGTCGAGGGCGTCGGCACGGGCAGTGTCTGGGTCTATGAAGTCGCGGTCGAAATTGAGGATGGCGGTTTGGATTTCAATGAGCGTGGCGTCAAACCCGCTAGTCACCCAATCACTTATTGGGGGGTCTTGGTCTTGCCATCCGTACAGCGGCAAACGGCGGAAAATTGGGCGCTGCTCTTGGTTCCAGGCTGACATAAGTGCGATCGCGAGTTAACTAAATCCGCAGTGTTTTTCGTTTTTAATCGAGATCTCCACTCAGGGTGCCAAATGAAAACTCGAAAGTTTGATTATTCCGGCTATCCACTAAATCAATAGTACAGCCTAGCTGATAACCCGCTGTCCATTCGTTCGGCAGTGGAATGTTACTGTAAAACGTCTCCACATTTACTGACTGAGTATCGTCGTCATAGCTGGCGTGATTGACGCTGAGCGCTTGCACGTCTTGAACCCCTGCATTCTGCACAATACTGATCAGCGTGTAGAGGACAATGGTTTGACCAAGGGGTAAGTTCCCCGGCGCCAGATAAGCTTCCAACGCATCATTAATCGCCCTTGCTCGTACTTCTGGATTATCCCCAGGAATCAGCGTTGCAATTATATAGGGTTCCAGCGCGTAGAGTTCGATGCTGGAAACGGTTACACCAGTGGCGATCGCCGTATTCATATCCCCCTGCAAGAATACAGGAAGCTGCGAGTTCATCTCAGTTTGCAGGTTTAGCGCCTGTGCCGATGTCAACTGACTTCCGTCTGGGTTTAAGCAGAATATATGGACATAACCCGCCTTCTTGCTTTGCTTGTCAGGGGTTAAGAGTCCAACTGCCTTCGCCACACTACCCAGTCCCAACACTTCTGCGGCGTACTGTTCAAAGTCATCAGCACTAATCAGAACGCCCTTTTTACGCCGGATGGTTTGGAATCCCCGCGCGATCGCTTCTTCCTGCGTCTCAGCGTCCAATCCCCCCGCTGCCGCCTCAAGGTTGGTGACTGATTGGAGGAATGCTCTGGTTTGGGTAAGGTTGACAATGGTGTATGCCGGAACGTTGTAGCGGGTCCCAACTTCCTTGGCTGTAGCGGTGACGGTGAATTGGAATGTATTGGTGAGAGCCACATCCTCATCAGTGAAAAACTCGTAGCCGCCAGCGGTGACCATATAGCCTTTGCTCAATACGAATTGAGCCAGCGTTGTTGAGAGCGTGAAGGTTAACAGCACTTGGGCTTTCCTGCCCAGTCTTCTTTGGATGCCGCAGGTCTGCAAGTGACGGATGGCGGCTTTTTCTGCGATGCGATCGCAGGCGTATTCAATTTCTAACCTACAGAACTCGAAGGCGTCGGTGATGACGACCGTTGGGGCATGGGGTGCTCGGTCGTTAAGCAGCCCTTCAGAATTGCTTTCAATTAAATTTAAAAGGTAAGGTCTAAGGTCGCGCTTGCCAAAAATACTGGGAGCAATTAGCGGGGTGAACTGTACGGGGTTTGTCACATTTTTACTGACTGTTTTAAACGAAGGTTAGATCGTCTTCACATATCCATTTAGGCTGCTCACTTGGCAGTGCATTGTCTGGCAAAAAAGCATGGTTCATTTTTTCCCATCCCCTGCTTTTCCCAAATGGCTCACATTTCCACGCCCATCCTGAATACTGAGGGTTGCCATTGCTAACACATGGATCTCTCCAGACAGCACGTTTAGCTTCAGGCGGAATAGATTGTTTTTCTGTTGGCGCAATGTTGTCAGTAAGGGTGATTACATCAGCGACAGACTGAGCAAGTTTGATTTTTAACTCATCTTTTAAGACGGCTGATTCTGGTACATTGTCAGCCCATGCTTGCAATATCTGGTCAATCATTCGCTAATCGCTAACTCTTATTCGCAACGTTCGCACTCTCTCTGGTTCAATTTTAGCCACCCAGTTGAGAACCACAATCACCAGTCCATTATCATCCACAGTTCCCAAACCCGTACACGATTGGATTGTGGGGCATTGTTCTTCGACGGCGATCGCGAGTTTTTTGGCGATTAGGTCGGGGGTGGTGAGCGTTGAAAATGTAAAATCCGGCGTACCAGCAGAAACACGCATAATTCGCTCTTTAATACGTGTAAAGATAGTAGCGATCGCATCCTGCTGGTCACGGTCGATGCCATCTGAAAGTTTTAATCCGCCGTTTTCAATAGTCCAAGGAAAGGTTGTACTTGTTCGAGTCATATGGACAATTTAATCACTGAAACATTTCACAAAATAATAGAGATGTGGGTGCAAGCTCGTGATGAAGCAGTTATTTGCAATAGATTGCAAGCACAAGCTTACGCTGGCTTGATTGAGCAACACATTCTAGAAGAGTCAATCGGTACGGGTATTGACTTAAACGATAAGACAAAAGTGGTATGCCGTTCGCTTGTATATAACGGCACGGTACTTGCTCAACTGACTAGGGTAGGCGGCTGTTACAGAGCAACGGTTGTTAATTTTCAGCAATCGCCTTGATCGCTTCCATCATCGCCTGAATCACTTCTGGTTTGATATCCACCCCTACCGCAGCCGCTACTTTCAACAGCGTGGGCAGTGGAACCAGTGGGTTGGGTCGTGCCTTGCGGGTTCCTTCCACTAGCTTGATATTGTCGTGGCTCATCCCCGCCGCTGTCCCAATCTCGTGCAAGGTGCGATCGCCTCTCGCTTCCTTCAACACGCTCTCTAGTCCTGGAATCTCAATCTCAATAGATACTCTCATAAAAAAACTTTGTAAGCTTCCTTGACAATCTTAAGCCAGTGGCTTAAATTAGTAAATAAGCAAGCCGCCGGGACGAGTAGCCGGAAAGGGAAACCCCTAAGAGAGCTTTCGTCTCGACCCCTGGGAAGCGTGAAGCCTTTGAGCGTAGCGCCGAGATAACACAGATGAGCATCTGGATAAATGGCTTGTGCTATCAGCACTGGGTTAACCCGCCGCTGATATTTTTAGGAAACGATATGTTTAACCACTGCCTGACCACCGACGACCTCGAACTCGCACTTTTTGAAGCGATGGTTGCCCTCAACAACGGAGTTGAGATGGATGACTCAGTAGAGTTTGACGATCACCTAGCAGCTAACTTTCCAGAAGGTCACAAGGCTATCTGCGACGCATACCGAGAGCAATCGGACGCAGTCTTCTTTCTGGAGAATCCAGAGTACGCCGAATAGTACACGCGACCTAAGTAAGTCCTCAAACTGCCTACCCGACACATTTAAAAATCAAGGAATCCACAATGCTACTTTCTACATTGACCGCTTCTCTCCAGTCCGATTACGCTAACTTGCAAGCTCAAATTGAAGCTATGCAAGAACAACAGCGCCAGATCGTTGACAAGCTCCAGCAGGTTGGCGCGGTGAGCAGCAAGATGCAGACAGCAGTACTCGCGCTGCAAGAGGCGATCGCGTCTGTTAATGAGGTTTGCCCAGAAGAGTTGGGTAACTACAAAGAGACAATTACCAGCCTTTTTCAAACGCCTGTTGCCATCCTAGAGGCTGCGGTAGAGGAGTCAGAAACGGAAGCGCCTGAAGTCGAACTCGACACAATTGATATTGAGCCGACCGAGTACGGAGTAGAGGAAAGCCCAGAAGATGAGACAGTGGAGGTTGCCGACGATGGCAGCAACGGTAAGGTTTATTTGACGGCTGATGAGTTGAATGAGCTACCGATTGGGAAGGTGCGATCGCTGGCGGCAAAGTTTGAGGTATCAGCCAAGGGTAAGCGTTACGAGATTGCAGCACGACTTAAGGGGATGGTCACGCAAGCTGATATGGACACGGTGAATTAGTAGGAGTAAGACTCAAATCCGCAGCGCCTGCGGATTTGAGTCTATTGGAAGTACCCTTTTCCAGCCACACGTAAAATCATTAACAAATTGAGGAAAAACCAATGCAATACTTAGTAACGACAAAAGTTGAGCAAATCCCATCACGCCACGACAAGCTAATCTGTATGATTGATGGCACGGTTCCAGGCTGGGACAAGCAATCAGGTGATTTTCACTTCGACCACCATAAGCCCGGTGGCGCTCAAATTCAGATTGATGAGATTCCTGTAGGGTGTATTCTTAGCTTTCCTCTAATTGAGTATGAACCTTTGTTCATCACAACCCAGTTAGATGCCGATGCTGTCATTGCTGCGGCATGGATGCAACTTAATCCGTCCTTTGTTAATGAGGAAATACGTCGGAAGCTGAGAGCGATCGCATTTGATTGCGATTACCTCTGTGTCCCTGATGAATTAAGCGACTTAGCCGGATTTGCCGCTAAAGCTGTAGCAGGAATGAAAGCGGAAGGCGTAAAGCTTCGCGAGAAGATGGAACTTCCTTCAGATTCAAAGCAATGGACAGAAGAGCAGCGCTTGCAGTACTACTCCGAAAGCTTCAAGCGTGATGTTGATTGGATTCTGGATGCCGTCCAAGGTATCCGCCCTTTCCCTGGTGAGTCGGGTGAGGCTGATGCTCATTTTGAGAAAATCAAAGCAGATACTGAAAGGCTTTTAACGGAGTCTAGGTTACGGAAGTATTGCGGTTGCTGGATATCTGACCAAACTGGAATGAAAGGGTACACTGATCCTCGCAGTTTTTACGCGGCAATTCCTCAACTTGATCCTGATTATGATTGCCAACCAGTGACTTTGGTTATTGGCGATCGCAAAGAAAATGATGGTATTCGCTACACACTAGGCAGTTTGCCTTTACATCCCCAGGCTTCATTACTGGACTACTCAACAGCTCATGTATGGGAGGCTCTGAGCGAAGCCGAAAGAAGACTCAATCCTGATTTTCAGGGATGGGGCGGTCGTGCTGCGGTGGGCGGAAGTTCTTGGAATAATCCTAGCTTGCTGTCGGCAACGGAAGTGATTGATATTGCAATGTTTGCGCTAGGTGTGGAAACCAAGATGAACAACCCAGAGCCTTTGCCCAAAAAAATAGTAGAGAGATTAGCAGAAAAATCTACGGTCGCAAACCTTAAAGCCTTAGAGGCTAGCATCAAGCGAACTATTGCCCGAAAGTCTACCAACCCCTAGTAACTAGGCGATCGCCTGTATTATCAACTGCCCCAACAGTCGCCACGCTCTTTCCCGCAATCGTGACATCTGAAGCGTTGGTGATGGCGATCGCTTTTCCCGCTGCATCCCAAGACCACTGACCCGCGCCCATCACCCACTTGGAACCGTCAGCGCTGGCAAAAGTCCATACCCCATTTGTCATCTCTGCATAAGCGCCGCCTTGAGTAAACCTAATCCGGTCTGCCGCCTCAACTCTCACAGTCCCCACACCAGACGCCAATGCAGTAAACAGCAGTTCCCCAAACTCTGAATCAATCTGGTAGGTTTCACCCTTGCAGGTAATCGTCACGTCCCCGCCAATTTCCTCGGTAACTGCGCCATCAACACCAACGAAGCGATCGCCCTTCACAAGCTGCCTGTCATCTCCGGGCAGTTTTGTCGTGTTGTCCAATACTGGGGCGAGTTGTCCCGTGTCTGGCGGGTTGGTCTGGTTGGATAGGGTGCGAAGGAAGAAAGGCTTGTGAGGGTCGCCATCTACGAGGCTAATTAAGACGTGCGTACCTACTGGTGGGATGGGTTCATCAGTGACGCTGGTAGACCTACCGCAGGGGAACCAATCACTCTCAGCTTTCCCCCCTTGTGCCTGCCTTGTCACCCTAATCCGTCTCATCCCAGTGGGGTCGTCGTTGCGGGTCACAATCGCTTCTTGAATGGCTGGCTGACGGTGCAACAGTTCCCTAATTTGAGGAAGTAAGCGGACGAGTTCAGCAAGTGCAGAGGTGAAAGAGGGCGATCGCATTTGTAACAAGGGTAAAATAGTATTTTACTGGGTGGTCGATGTGTTGCCCAAAAGCATTTTAATTATTGAAGATAATCCTGCTATTTTAAATAATTTGGCAGAACTCTTAGAAAGTAGAGGCTATCTTCCATTAATCGCAGATAACGGTTATTCGGGGTTGCAAATGGCGATCGCATATCAACCCGATTTGATTTTGTGTGATTTGCATATTGGCGGATTATCGGGATTGCAAATCGCTAAAACATTGCGGAATCGGGGTAACGCTACACCCATTGTGTTTCAAACAGCGGATGTTAAGAAAGAAGTACTTGAAGAATTAGAGGGCTTCGGTGAGGTCGTTTACAAGCCTTTTTCTATTGATGAAATAATGGGCGTTGTTGATAAGTTTTTGAAATGATAAACCCCTCATCCTAAAACAAGGGGTTTCGTTGCGTTGAGTTGAAAAGTGACGTGTAGCGACGTGATGAGGCGAGTCGAGTTGAGGCGAGGAGAGATGAATCGCCACTCTATCTTAAAGCAAATCGCCCAAGGGTTAGCTTAGGCGATCGCTCGTTGTGTTGTATTGAGGCGTGATGAGCTGAACAGAGAAGAGATGAAGAGTGACGTGTAGAGTCGAGGAGTGTAGAGTGGAGCCGAGATGTCACTCTATCTTAAAGCAAATCGCCCTATTCTCTGCTGACGAGCATTGCGAATGGGTTCCCGACTGCGCTTATTGCGGTTTCCATCCGAGCAAACAACGTTGGGTTACGCTTCTCTGCACAAACACTAAAGCGATACCGATGTTTAGGGCAAACCTCAATCATGTCGAAAAGTCCCCCTCGCTGAAAATACAAACAGTGTCTTGCTGCTGTACTTTTTCCTATTCCACACCCCTCAGCTAGCTCTTGGGCTGACATCCAGCGATCAGTGTCCTTGAGCAAGCAATACACCTTAAGCTGAGTCAGGCTTACTTCTGCGGTTTCTAAAAAGCGAGAGTGATTCTGGCTTGTTTCAGACGCTTTTTTAACAGGAGTAATAGGCGTGCTATAACTTCCCGTTTTGCGAATACTAGGGAGAACATCGTGAAGTACCCATCGCTTAAAGCTTTTGGCAACTGGCTTGCGAGATTTAAAAATTAGGTGATACAGCCCAGCTTCTGTCACTGTAAGCATTTCTTGACTACCACCAAGGGTGCGAACAATCTTCGCACCCTTTTCATCATCATCTAAACCACCAAGAGCTTTGCTGGTGTCAGTTAGCTCAAGGCAAAAACAAACATCCTGGGCTACCCATTCTGGACTGTCTGCCGTCCCCACGAAGCGAACATCTATATCCTTGAACCGAAAAACTGATAAATTAGTCATGTCGCCTAGTTCTGTTAGGTTGACCGCGCCTCTGGGTATTTAGAGTACCGCAGAGGTACTACTCTATTTTACCATTAAGTAATTGCTGGCAGCCTTATGTTGCAAGGCTTTCCCCTATCAAAAAAGCAAATCGCCCAAGGGTTAGCTTAGGCGATCGCTCGTTGCGTTGTGTTGAGGCGTACTGAAGAGAGACGAGCTGAGTCGAGGCGAGGCAAGTCGAGGTGTACCAAATATAATACCCTCCATCCAAAGACAAAGGGTATCCGATGAGTTGAGAGGAGTAGAGCCGAGCTGAGGCGAGGCGAGGCGAGTCGAGTGGCGCTGTAACGTCCCTACATTCTACTTGAACGCTCTCAAATCCTCTATCAACGCTTGTTTATCCAGCATCTGCTCAGGTGACTTAATCACACGTTCCCTCAAAGCCTTGTCTGTATCTTTGGTAGAAAACGCTTCCCTCAACCCCAGATAAGCCATTGATAAGCCATACTCAACCCGTTGGGAGTGAGTCAGTTTAGCAGGTTCAACACATTCAATCTTCTGTCTATATATTTGGGTGTCACTCTTCAGCCGCTTGCCATGAACATCGTTTGCATGGCGGCTGATATCTTTGTTGGCAAGGCGAGTAAAGCCCCTACCAATCTCACACCGAAGTACAACCGAATACTCCTTTTGGACAATACCGCAAGCTGTTTCAATAAAGTGTCGATAACGCTTTTGAACATCACAGTTAGCGATCGCGTTCAAGTCTTCATAGGAGATAAACTCACCTTCTTTCAAATCACGGAACGTTTGGACTAACTGCTGAGTAATAGGCGATCGCTTATCAGTTTTCATCGTTAAACTCCATCGTTGCAACCTTGAACCGTCCGAAGTATCCGTTATTCCGTGGACGAAAACGACCAATTCCAATCAATCGCCCTGCTTGTTCTAGATGTCGTTTCAACACATCCTCTGTGATAGTGTCGTCATAGACTAGGAACTCTACCGTTCCCTGCCATTTATAGATAACTGGATAACATTTCTGAACCCGTTTACCACTACCTCGAACACCATCAGCCGGATAGAAGCCCCATTCACCAACCCAGTCATCTTTAAGGATTGGTTGCTCGTCTAAGTCCATGAGGTACATGGGTTCAATGCACAGGATACCCGCTTCAAAGTGCTTAGTCCATGTTGACTTACCTTTGCCTGGTATCTGCTCACCCAGAAACTTTGCCGCTTCAGATAAAGCGTTTTTCAGTGCCATGTTAGGGACAAATGTTTTGCCGTCTTGGTCAACATGAATCCGCTCTTTCCAGGTTCGTTCCTCATAGGCGTCTGCTAATTCTTTGTTGAGCTTTGGTGTGTTGTGAAACTTTGACTGAGAGTAGGGCGTTAATCCTACTAAATGCGCGATCGCAACTTTCGACATAACTATTTTGTGGAGAATAGCGAACACCTATACTATACACAATGCAGTATCGCAGTAATGCAGTGTTGCATTAATATGGAAAGGCGTCGCAGTTCGACTCCCCTCAATTCGTCTCAGATCGACACAACGCATCTGTACCCCTTGCTTCGGTGAGGGGTATCATATTAGGGACGACTCCACTCCTCTCAGCTCGCCTCTGCTCCACACTTCTCCTCTCTTTGCAGCACATCGCAACGGATGCCCTGCTTCGGTGGGGCATTGCATTGTCAATATTGGTTGCAGGACTGATTGTATCGATGTACCGGAATCCCCATTTTCAGCACGTCGATTCCCACTTTTGAGAGCAAGCAATAACTACCATTCAAATTAAAGACCAAGTGCAAGTGTTCACCAGAACTCGATCCCGTACTTCCCATGGTTGCAATAGTTTGCCCTTGCTTTACTTGCTGTCCTTTTGCTACTAGGATTTTCAGGCAGTGGGCATAGAGAGAGTCATAACCGCCTCCATGTTGGACCGCTACATAGTTACCGAATCCACTGCCACACCCTTTATTGCCTTTTACGCACCCCGTCACTGTCTGAGTTACAACGCCGTCAGCCATTGCAATTATGGGACTGCCTGATGCTCCTGTTACATCAAGTATCTTATGCCGATAGCCAGCTCTGCGATTAGCCCTAGTGCCATAGCCATCGCCGATAGTTGTCGGCTTCAAAACGGGGAAGATAAAGCCTCCCGGCGCCAACGCAGGAGCCGCAAACTGAGTCACTTCCCCTGGAGTTGCAGGAGCAACAGCACCCGAAGAAGCCGGAGCAGCTGCCTGAGGAGTATAAAATTGCAGCCCAACCGTTCCTGCCCCTACATCATGATTCACAGACCCAATCCGCTTCTCTGTAGCGAACACATCAGGGAATAGCCGCTTACTGAGCGCCACGATTTCACCAGGAACAAGTTGCAGCGTCCGTTGGTTCATGACTAACACGCAGTCATCCTCGTATCCCTTCACCCTGCGCGATTCGTCTGCTATCACCTGCGCCTCAGCACGCCCATCCTGTAGGTCAATGAACCCAGCTTGCTGATTGGGTAGTCCTGTCACTGGGTCAGCGCTGGCTGTAGCACCAGCCCCAGGCGCCGCTTCACTGTTGCTTTTAAGCTTCGATTGTTCCAGTAGTTTCTTGTCTTCTGCCGACACCTTCGGTTCTTCTTTGGTAGTAACCGCAGGCGCTTTTTGCGGTTCGTAAACAGTTGTTTTGGTGACTGTCTTGCCCTCGGTTACGGTTACCGCGACAACCTTATCAACTTTGACGGGTTGAGCGTTGGGCTTGGTGGTTGTAGTCGAAGTGGTTTTAGTTCTGACAATCTTTCCCGGTTCAAGAGTCTGCTCAGTGGTGATGGTCGTGACAACAACCGTGCCATCTTCTTTGGTTACTTTAACTGGCCCTTCAACCTTCTGGGTTTTAGTTTCTTGGCTTGCCGACGCCACTGTTGACGGAGTGATAGCAGGTGTAGTTGTGCTGGCTGTCGCTGCATCCGGTTTCACCGTTCCACCAACAGCGGGTGCTGTTGCTCCGGTTGTGCCTCCACTGCCTACCGCTTGCCCAGTTCCCGCTTTACTCTCAGGCTTGGTTTGGGCTAGAGCGCCTGTTGCCCTATCAATCGCTGTCTTGGTTTCCCCTGTCCCAGTTTCTGGTGTGCTTACCGTCGCGGCGGGTGCGTTGCTACTGGCTGCCCGTGCCTTGTCGGTGAAGCGGACGGGCTTAATCAGCACTTCCTCATCGATGATGAAATTGGTAAATTGTGGGCGTGCGAATGGCTCAACAATTAAGGTATCAGACTTCTTGCCCGTTCCTTCTGCGATACGGAACCCGGTGCGATTCGCTTCACGGAATAGGGTAGCAAGTGCGGTTTGACCATCTTGGCTCAAGTGTTGGAACGTCAATCCCGAACCTTCCATTTCAAGCTTGAGGTTGAAGCCACTAGCCTGAAGTTCGGTGTATTGCTTGAGGTTAATGTTTTCAAATGACTGGGTGACCGGAACGCGAGTGAGCAGCCACCTGATGGACTTGCCGCCGAATGTTGTGATTTGTGCGCCGGAGGCGTCCCAACTGGTGTCAGTGGAGGTATGGATGAAGTGAAAGGCGATCGCATCTTTGAATGTCACGCCAACGCCTACTGCCACCTCAATGATTATCTCTGTACCCTTGTTGGAGACTTCAACCGTAGGCGCAATCTCCTGAGCTACAGCTTCAGCCGGAGGGGTAACAGGTGCATCCATACTTTCTGCGGCTGATGTTGGCGCTGCCGCTGCTGTTTGTCCTTTGTAATAGGCTAGGCGTTCTGTGTAAGTCTTCCTTGCCTGCGCCATCGTCTGAACTGGCTGCCCATAAGGACTGCCAGGTAAGCTTGCCCAGGTTGTAGCGCTTTTACGAATTGCCCCTTCTAAATCCCCGTTGTTAATCGCCGTAAAGGCGCTTAGTTGCTTGAGGTAGGCGACAGCCGCTAAGTCTTGGCTTCTAGGTGAAAAGTCTTTGACTCCAGCTTTTACCTTGAATTCATCCCATGATGTTGAAAGGAATTGATAACGCCCAGCAGCGTCACTAACTAGCCGTCCTGAACGGTGCTTTCTGCGTGGATGGTCAGCGAACCCGCTAAACTTCTCACTAGTCAGTGACATGACTGTGTAGGCTGAAGGATCTAAATAGTTAGGTACTTCGTGAGAGGCGATGACATCTAAGAACGCTTTAACCTCTGGGCTGAAGTCTGCTGTTGATACCCCTATTCCTGTACTTGTATTTCCTTCTGCGACAGGGGTAGCCGTGACGATTGGCTGGTTTTTTGTGGGGTCTTGTAACAGCTCAGCCGGAACGAGTAAGCCACCTTCCCTGACGCTGATCTCTCGGTATTTGGCGCCGATCAGTAAATTCTCATCACGCACACTGAATGATGCTGTACTCGATCTGAGGTCTTCTCCGAGAGAAATTTGGACATTAGGTAGCAGTATTCCGTCGCCCGTTTGAAAAACATCATTATCTCCGATGCGAATTCTGATGATCTTAGAAGTTAGTTCCATTGATATTTCTAATCTTCTCGTCCTTCAAGAATAATTCAAACTGATCGAGGGTATTGCGCTTTGCTCCGCTTTAACTTGTCAGCCTGGAGACTTGATGAAATGGACTTTGGGGAGCAATATAGATGATTAACCCAGAAGCTATTGATTTGAATTCTCTACCTTGGCTACCACTAGAGGCTCGTTCAGCCTTTCCGCGCCAACCTGCTATTTACTTTGCAATTAATCGAGACGGGGAAGTTCAATATATCGGTATTTCCCAAGACCCTAAGCGACGGTGGGCACAGCATCATCGCTATGAGGATTTACAAGAGTCAAAAGGGGTGAAGATCGCTTATTTGTTTGTAGAAGACGTTGCGCTACTTAGACCAATCGAATCTGCCTTGATTGCCTGGTTTCGTCCACCCCTCAATGTAGTCGGCGTTTCTGGTTGTGACTTCCCCCCAAATTGTAATTTTGGGGTAAGGAGGGTAAAAGGTATCCCTGTTTACCGGGACGAAAAAAAGAGCGATCGCAAGGTAAGCCTTACCCCTACTTGCTGGGAGAAGCTGGGTCAGTTTGCCGCTAAATTGCATGAATCAGGAGAGATACCAGCCGCTTCACGTTCTGAGGCGATTGAGTGGCTAGCTAGACAGGAATTTTGATGAGTTTAGAAGTTGGTTGCATGGGTGCGATCGCGTCTAGTTAAATTCGTGTCTTTTCAGAAACTTCATCATTTCTCTACTTGTAATACTTTGCGGGAATAGAGAAGGACGATTATACCAATTGCTCCAAAAAAGAGGTTTACTGGGTTCAATAATATGCAATCGCACAAGGACATCCAGATCACTCTCCCCAATTAACCCGTTCCAGTATGGACTGAAATCTACTAGGTAGTGCGCCCAAAATATACCTTGCTGCTCAAACGTTAGTCCAATACTAAAACTAAAAGGGTAATCAAGATGGCGTTCAACTTGGAACCCTTGGAGTTTACCGACAATATCCCACGACTTTAAGTATTGGCTTTCTAATTCATATTTGACGCGGATAGCAGGTTGCCTGAGTGCAAATTCAAATAATTTACGAATGTCTCGGATTTTTGGCATTGGCTGAAAAAGCGATCGCGAACTCAATCCACATCTGGCATTTCTATTGTCTGCCCTGTCAGTTCATGGGTGCAATCAGGTAAATATTGAATTTTGCCATCAGTGACGAATGAGTGACACACCATTGTTTTAGTGCCATCAGGGCGTGACACTTTACTTAAAATACTGGGTTTAAATGTTGGCTTTTCTGTATTGCCGTTGAAGTCCCAGCTTGCTCCATTCGGTGAGATGTGAGGGCGGACGTAAACCTCATGACTACATTTGCAACCAGGGCAATCGAAGATGTATGCAACGGCTACTCCGTTCTCTTGTGATGTTAGAAGTTTCATTTGCGATCTGCGCTTCGCAGCAGCGCTTCGCTATCGCCTTTAAATCCGCAGCGTTTGAAAGTATTTCATCAAGCCGTTCGACTAACATAAGCGAACCTTGGCACTTTTTGACCGTCGTGTGTCACGGTTTCAAGAAACATTGCATGAGGTCTAACCCACCAATCACCAGCGCGGTTCTTATATAGCACTAGCCATTCTTCTGTCTCGGAGTGGCGAACTATTCCAAGCACTTCGTACATTCCGCCTTTGAAATGTTGATAAATACCCGGTTGAATGTTTGCCATTTTTTCACACCTTACCTGATAGCAACCAGCTCACAACAGAAGTTCCCTGACCGCCATATTCCCTCAGTTTATCCTCAGCATCCCCTAGCAGAGATTCCGCATCACCCAGCACCCCATTTAGTTCGCCAACAACTTCCAGCGCTTCCTTGGCATACCCCTGCAACCGAGGTGGAAGCTTGCCGCTGATTGAAGTAATGGCAGATTCCGCTTCACCTAAGAAACCTTTGGCGCCGCCAATACTCGCAGATATCTTGGTGAGTACAGGCTGAGCAAATGACTCAATTTGTTGGACAGATGGCAGGGGTAGCACATCGCCTTCTACCAAGTCACCAAATAGAGTGGTTAGCGCCTCTTCTGGGTCGTCAATCTGATCAAGAATCTCTGTGAAGCGTGAGACATCTTCGCCCGGAAAGACACGGCTAGCAACGAGGTTGAGGGCATCAGCAGGGAGAATGGTTATGGTGTCGGGCATTTGTTGAGGTGCGATCGCTATGGACAAAAACGATTGTAGTTATGCAGCTTGGTATGACTTTGTTGGAGAGGAACCTGATGACGATTGGGACGACGAGCCAGAGGAGCAAGAGTTTGATTGCGGCTGGGTAGATGACGATATCGGCTGTTCAATGGCTGGGACTGAGGATTGCGATTTCGAGTGTCCTTACTCTGACTCTTACCACAGCAGGAGAAGCGGGAGCGATCGCGCTTGTGGATAACGTTATCCACAAATCCGCAGAGGCTGCGTTTTCACTGCCAGTCGGGACAGTTCTCCCCATCCACGCCATAAGGATGCATTGCACATACTAGGCGCACACCTCCATAAATCAACCCGTGATACTCAGTACAATCTTGGCAAGGCGATGGACGGTCAAACGCTAGCCGCTTGCGTCGCTCTTGCCGCCTAGCTTCCGCCTCATCCATCTCGGTTTCAAGCGCTCTACGCTCCTCTTGGGTTCGTTCTTTGGCTGCTAGTTTGTCAATCAGTATGAGGTAGAGGAGAAAAGAGGAAAAAGCGGCAATTACCAACTCAACCATCACATCATCTCCATTTCATCAGTCTTCTTGATAGGAATTTCAGGAGCCTTTCCACCCGCCTTAACCGGAACTGTGCAAACGCTACCACCCTTGGCATTAACGCCATCATATTGAATCACGACACCTACCTTTTTCTTGTCCTTATCACTTAAGGTAACAACGCCTGTTTTAACGTCTACGGATAGGTTGTTTTTAAGCGTCGGTGTAGATTTTATGAGTGATTGAACATCTGCTGACCACTGGCTGATGTTGTCCTTGAGGTATTTTTCAGCAAGTGCGATCGCGTCTGCCTGCTGGCGTTCAGTTAGAGCAAGTGCAGGTTCACCTTTGAGTGCGGCTGTCTCTTGCTGTTGCTTCAACCGTTCGGCTGCTCTTTGCTCCTGTTCTGCCTTGGTGAGCGGTCGCGGCTGTTCTTTGAAGGTAAGTGTCAGATCTCGCACATCAGTTGGTTCACCATTGGCTACAGCTACGACTCGGTAACTGTATTTGAGTAGTGACAACGGCCCAAGATTGTAGGAACCCCACGAGAACCTAAGCAGCGGTGGGGAGAACTTGTTATTGAGCGGGTCGGCTTCTAACAGCTTCTTCAGTCCATCCAGTAACACCTTGGCTGATTTCTTGTAACACCATAGGGAAAACTGCATCCCTGGTGTGGTCAGCGTTTGCCCAGTCGTGTGGCTGTACTGCGACGACGTGACCGTTGTGGCGTGTGGGCTGACTTCCCCGTAGCTTGCGGAGTTTTCAAAGTCTAGTGACTGCGGATTGATGAGAAATCCCCAAGCCAGCTTCTCCTCTTTCCCTTCCGGTTCGTACTCCAGCAGAATCGCTTCAATGTGTTGTCCCTCGGTTGTATCGGTGAGCGTTGCCCAAGCGCGATTGTTGTAGGGATTTGGCGCTGATACGGTGTTAGGTGCTGGGGGATTGGTAGATGATTGCATAATTTATCCGAGTTGTGCCTCTAAGTCTCCCTCGAATGTACTTTGAATCGCTGCAATTACCGCTTGAGCGATCGCATTCGGGTCACCTGAAGCAACACTAAAATTTAGTGTGTAATTGCGTCCACCTGTTGCAGCAACCCTTCCTTTATCTTGAAGGATAAACTCGCGGTCATTGGCAACCACCAAGTTTGCTCCACTGGGCATTGCTCTGGCTTCCCTTCCCGCTGCCCCTAGGAGTCCCCCCGCAGCGTTGGGGATATTCCCTGCAAACTTAGCACCAAAGAAGCTATTGATGCTGCTAATCGCTGATGCTCCAGCGCTACGGATGCCTGACTGAATACCAGGAACTGGGTTGAATGAATTGATTGCGCTTCCGGCTGAATCAATGGCGCTTCTTCCGGCGTTGATTAAACCCGATATTTTACCTGAAATAGCCTGAACTAAGGCGATAGTGGCATCAATGGGAGGCTTGATATAACCTGCCACTTGATTACCGAAATTACTAATTGATTGTGATATAGATTGAAACTTAGCGCTTACTTTAGATTGAGCGTCGTTTATAGCTTGGTTGATTAAGCCCGAGACTTGGCTTCCAAAATTACTAACCGTTGTTGATATGGACTGAAACTTAGTTGATACCTTAGTCTGAGCATCAGTTGCCGCTTGATTAATAGCGGTTCTGGTGCCTGAAATTATTGGATTAAAGAACGAGGTTACAGCGTTTGATAATTCATTAAACTTTGCTGATGCCTTGTTTGCAACACCAGTTGCCCAAGTTCCTATTACACGCCCTAGATGTGTCCCCAAAACAGCCAACACCTGTCCGACCGTTTGGTAGAACGTTCCGAGGACGGAGGCAGCACCTATTGCAATTCTGCCTGGAATTGTATTAGCTAAAAAGCCAATATAAGCCCTGAAAGCGCCAACCCCAAGTGCTGCGGCGGTTGAAAAGAAGTTGCCAATAAAAGTGCTAGTTTGTGCGATCGCGCTATTAATCATCGCGCCCACTTGGGCGATCGCGCCATTAATCATCCCTCCCGCAGCGCTGGCAGTTGAGTTGAACCACTCTCCAACTGGAGCCAGTAAAGACCCAATGAAATCACCAGCCTTTGCCGCAATAGTGGCTAAGGGCTTACCCATCTGAGGGATAGCGTCATCAACAAGGCTTGGTATCACTCCCTCGACAAAACCAACCAACGAACCACCTAACCCAATCGCTAGCGCTAATGCCGCGCGACCGACAGCAAGTAAGAGTTGTGGGTAGTTGACTTTAGAGCCAAACGTTATCGCCGCTCCAACCGCCCGTCCTAGAAAGTTGCCAAGCGAATCCCCTAGCCGATAAAAGACCATAGGGTCTGCAAGGTACTTCGAGATAATACCTACGCCGCTACTGAACATTGATGAGGCTTTGTTGCCAACATTGAGCAAAACACCTTCCAGCCCTGTCCCAAGTTGAAAGATGAATTTTGAAACAGCGTCTAGGCTGAACTCTCCACCCCCTTTAAAGAAAGCTGTCGCCTGGGTCAGTGTGGCATTAACTTTCTTAAGTCCACCAACCAGAAAATCAATTCCTGTTTTCAGCATTGCCATTGGGTCGGGAAGTTCAATTCCCATGGCGGTCAATAGATTACCCAAGTTCGTCATTACACCGCTTGGGCCAATCAACTGAGCCAACCCCTCATTCATGCTGCTGAACGCTGATTGAACCCCTTTTGTATTGGGTTCCAAGTCGCGCATTATTCCGAAGATGCCAGCAGAAGGGTCGAACAGTGAGGATTGATATGCTTGTATTAATGCATCGGCACTTCCCCCCGCCTCTCTTATAAAATCTTGAGTAATAAATTTTTTGCCGACCTCTTCAAGCAATTTCACCCGCTCTTTGATGTTTAAATCCTTGAGCGTTGACTTGCCCATTTTTGCTAGTCGCTTGTCAATTTCGTTCAAGATTACGGCGTTCTGTTCAAAAAACTGAATCTGCCGTAGCTCTGACGTTGATGCCCCACCCAGTGCTTTACTCAAGCCCAGCGTGGTGTTTCCGATCGCAACGTTCGAGCCTGCTGACAACGCTCCAAACGATTCAGAGATAGAGGCAAGCGTATCTTCAAACCCTTTTTGGTTGAGCTTACCTGCTGGGTCTTTGAATGCCTCCAAAACATTATCTTGAACCGCGATCGCAAGATTCTTGTAATCTTGAGTGGCGCCAGGTAAAGCAGCAGCCGACGCAGCCAAACGGTTGTTGAGTCGGTCGATAAATTCTGCGGCTTGCTCGTAAGACTGCCCAGTGAGGGAAGAGAACGTTGTTGAAGCAGTGATATTTGCAAGCTGGAGGTTTTTCGCTTCCTCAAATTTGGAATTCAGGAAACCAAGCGCTTCCGATGCCTTGCTAATAGTGAATTGGATGGCATTGGCTTGCAGAACACCAGACGCGATCGCACCCGACAACCCTTGGGTTTGACTCGCAGCACTTGAGGCAGATGACCCTAAGCCTGACAAAGCGGCGCCGATTCCCTTGATTCCGGAAGTGGCGCGATCTGTGAGTTTGATTACGAGGTCAACAACGGCCATCCAAATCCGCAGAGTTTTTCGTGTTTATTGGTTTTCTTTCCTCAGTCGTTCCACCGCTTCATTGTGGATCTTGATCATTTTAAAAAAGCGATCGCACGTCAACCCCTCGTAATACTCCATGTTGTTGAAATTCCCACCATTCAGGTGATAGACGGACTCAAGAAACGAGTCTTCGTCGAGTTTTCCCGGCTGGTTTGTGGCGAAACGACTGGAGGGTTTTGAACACCTTCCCGTAGTCCTCTAGGGTTAACTGATAGAGGTCACCAGGCATCATCACTCGCTCTTTCCACCAACGCACACAAGCGGAAGAGGCGACACGGCAAGCTCTCTCGGTGCTGGCTACCTTGGCATCCTCTAAGGTCAAGTTCTCTTTAACAGTCAATCGCCTAAGCGTGAGTTGGTCGCCGTTTAGCAAATCAACCGTGCGCGTCCCGTCCATGAGTGTTGTGCAGTATTCATCCTGGGAATCGGGGTCAAATTGAGTAACTAGTGGGGTCAGTAGCTCCAAGAAAATTAACAGTCGCTCACTATCGTCTGCCCCGTCGATTTCCTTGGGGATTTCTGATGCGCCATTCCAGGAAGTGAGGCAGCGATCGCTCAATATTCGAGCAAGTTTATTATTCTCTGTGCTGTCAACTTGTGCGCCTAGGTCGATCAAGTCTTGGACTAATGGCATCCTAAAAGAAGCCGTTCCACCTGTCTCTAGGACAAATTCAAAGGTGATGGTTTTGGGTTTTGATTCAACCTCCAGTCCTTTTGGATCGGGTACATCAGAGTTGGTTTCTGTCAATAATTCGATGTTAGGCATTCGGTAAGGTTTCCTTGAGTCACGCTACTCAAAAATTTAATAAAGCCAAAATCATTGATTCTCTCTTTGTTTTGTCAGACAGCTCACGCATCCATCCTTGTTCAATTAAATCGTCTCTTAATTTATCTTCTCTCCTTCTACGTGCTGTTAAGTTGTAAAAGCGCCCACCCCCTTTTCCTGTTTTTGCTTCCTCCTCAAAAGCATTCTCGTTTGAATAACGCAATAAATTACTAATTAAAGTATTTCTTCCTCCTTCGCTCAACTTTGGATATTGCACCCTCTTCAAAACATCCGTAGCTAACCTTTTCCTTTCGTTGTCAGACATAGACTGAATCGGCTTGATTGAGTCTAATAGCTCTTCGTCCCCCGACTCAAGAGCATTCCTAAACATTATTTTTGAACCGGATTTTTTTGTTGTGATTTCATTTACTGTCTTTCCCGCTATTTCGGCAGCTAGCCCACTTCGACCATGATCAGAAAACTGAGACAAAATATTTTCATAAGGTTTTAATATTTTCTTATATTCATTATTTTTCTTATTTCTTACCTCCTTCATCTCCCGCCGTTTCTTAGCAAGAGAGGTATCAACCGTTCCCACCTTCCTGAGTGCCTTGTCGTGAGCCTTTTTCTCCGCCGGACTCATCGTTAAGCGACACTTTTCCTTCGCCTTAAGGCAGCGTCCACCACACTGTTCAATTTTGCACTTCAGAATTTTACCGCCAACCTTGAACTCTACTGGCGACGCTCGTGACATAGCGCTAGCTCCGCTATCTGCAAATTCCTCTATCTCGTCAGCATTCAAAGGCTCAAAAGTTTTGGAGTCGAGGGAAATCGCAAACCCAAATCGTTTAGTCAGTCGAGGTGATACTTTTACCCGTGCCTCACCCTTGAACGTGCCGCCGTCAACAGTTACACCCACAACGGATAGGCTTCGACCACTAATCATTGAACGGACAATCCCGTTCACGTAGGTCAAAACCTCTGGGTCGGTGACAGCTTGCTCCTCTGAGTCGGCAAAAATAGACTTTTTGAATAACTGCCCAAGCTCAGCGTAGGCGATCGCGTGTTTAGTTAACACTTAATTACTGCATTACTGTATTAAGCATATTCCATATCCTGAACGGTGAACTCTACTCGATAGACAGACGGCCCGTTGCCGCCACGATTAACATCCGGCAGCGCCTCACTCTTTGGCTTACAGCCTGTATACGTCCTGATGCGTCCACGCTGCTCTAGGGTGATGGAGCATCGCTGTAATGGTGTGACTTGAACCAGTAAATTTTCACCGCACCAGCGGCTCAACTTGTCGTCCAAATCATCATGAATTTCGGGAACGTATTCAACCTCTAACGAGATATCCTCATACGCCCGAATCCCCACGATACTGCCCATCTGATTTCTATCGGCAAGGGGGTATTTTGTGGAATCACGCGATCGCGCCCCTCCCGAAAACTTGGTGAAAAAGTGCTGACCAAAATCCCCGCCAAGGACAACGGAGAATTCAGCTTCTGACGCCGGATCGTATTGAGTAGCCATAAATCACATCTCCTTTTTAAGCCGCAGCAAGGGTACGAGTTGAGCCGCCGACAATTGCGATCGATTGATCCATTTGGTCAATTGCAACGCGATAGATATAGATCCGCAGTCGTCGAGCGGTAGGCACGGGAACTAGATGAACTTTCGCCTGAACGATTCGCTGCTCTAAGTTGATCGCGTTTTGAAGATCGGCATTGCACTCCACTCGATAAGCCTCGCCGGGCCTGATTCCGTACAAACAACCAGCGGCGTAGAACAGTTGGCAAACTCCTGTGAGTAGTAGTTGTACTTGGAGATAGTACTTCCCGCGACTGTCTACCGAAGTGTGGATAAGGTCAGATACTCTAAAGGTTCGCTCTGCCGTCTCAACAAAACTGTTGAGGACAACAACAGCGTTAATTGCTTGGAATGCCGGATTAGTCGAGCGGGTGATGTCGTCGTAAGGCATCGCCCCACGTCCCCGTTCAAAAATATTGATGTTGATGCCAGCTTCTGCTAGGTCAATTTTTTGAGCTTTATCTAGTTTGTAAGCAACACCAGAAATGCCATTTAGTACGCAGCGTGGTCCACAGGGAGGTTCTTGGATGCCTTGCTCAAAATAGCGCCGAACTCCAGCACTAGCGATCGCGGTTGATGTTGCGACATAATCACTATCCCTATCAAGAAAGTAGGGGTAGGAATAATAGGAGTGACCTTGCGGCGCGATGTATGTGATTCCGTCAGCTTTTGCCTTGCGGGGATGGTCAATGATGTCTGGGCGATGCGGGTCAAGTAACGCCATCCAGCGCAATGCACGGGCATACTCTGCCATTGCATTGCCAATCTGGGTGCGTTCAAATTGGTTGAGCGTGTTGTAGAACGCTTGTGGAGCGCATAAGAAGCCAAGCGCCTCGTCGTCATAGTTCCGAGCGATTTCCTTAAACGCTGCAATCCAATCCCAGAATTGAGGAGTGGTGGGAGTGGTAACCGCACTTACGGTGACGCTTCCCGCAGGTGTTGCAGTAGCGGTAAATGTGGAGTTGTTTTTAGACCGCAGACGGAACACACCCGTTGTGTAGTTGGGCGTTCCGTCTGTATTGAGGTTGGGTTCAGCTTCAACCGCCAGATTAACTGCCTCAGTGTTGTTGATAGCGGTTATAGCGGCAAGTGTCGCTTCTGCCAGTGTCGGCGTGCCATCGAGGACGAATGGAATGGCGGTTCCGTTGATGGTAATTGTGTAGGTAGCACTAGCCGTCAGCGTTGTGATAGTGACAGTTGCGATCGCGCTTGGTACAATCCGCGCTATATACAGCCCTTGGTCAAAGTTTTCTAAATAGTTTTCGACGCTGTTGAGTATTAACGCATCGGACGACCCAAACAAATTCTTGAAATCGTCCATTGAACCTACGGCAGTAAATTGCAATGGGGGAACAACAGTTCCGGTCGTCGTGGCGAGTAAATAACACCTTGAATAAACAGCAACAACTGGGATTTGCGGCCCTGCTGAGTCAACGAATAATTCATATCCGGGAGTTCCCCTGTTTAGAAGAAGCGCCATACATTTTCCCTCTTACTATTGCGGCCACCAGCTACCATTCCACCTCGACAGCCCCGGACGGCAATCGACGTGTAGAACATTTCTCATCCCCTTGCCGGGATAAATCCCCATGCCCCCTTGCCAATTCCTCATCAAGGGCATCAGTTCCATCGCTGTATAGGTTCGCCCATCTTTCCTGACATTCAAATCAACGGCGGCGCCTACCTTGTGCTGGCTAAACTTTGCCCCGCCACAACGAGAGTTGAACGGCTCTGGACGGTTCCAGGATGTTACAACCCAGCTTCCCCCAAACTTGTCTCGGTAGGATTGAAGCAGGCGTGCAAGCTTGACTGTGTTTGCCAAGCATAAGTTTTCCTTGAATGGGCGAGTTCCATCATGGGTTGCCTCTCCCCAAGTGAAACTACCGCCAGGAATGATTGGCTGGTCGGAGTAGTAGACTGCTCCAAGCATCTCAATCCGTTTACCTTGAGAAATTGGTACAGGGGTATTGCTTTCCTGAGATGCGATCGCGCGTTTTGCCTCTTTCCCCAATTCAATCAATTTCTCAAGACTGGGTTTCCATAAAATCACTGGCTCACCCAACCACACCGACTCCTTGAACGTGGCGAAAGCGGCTAGCGTTTTAGGCCCAACCTTGCCATCAATGGCGCTGTTGAGAAATCCTGCATTACATAAAAGCGTCTGTAGTTCCTTTGCCGCCTCCGTGGAAAGAGCGGTAATTGAAACTTGGTGATTGCGAATAGCGTCACTCAATGCGCTCATTGCTCAACCTCCGCAAATTTGGGACTGACTTCAGTAACTGCCACCTGATCGACTGGCGAACGAAACACCCCAAGGACAATGCCGCTGGGGATGAATAGTTCTCCACCTGTCTCACTGTCTTCGAGTCCTGCGAGTCCCCCAGCCACCCAATTGCACAGAATCTGGTAGGTAGCACGGTAGCGATACACTACTTCGTTTTCTACTTTGGCGCTTACTATCCCATCTGAGGTCAAGCGCAAAGGCGATCGCACTCCTGCAACTTTGGGACAAAAACCCGCGATCGCACCCATTAGCTGCTCATGAACTTTCAGTGCTTTCCTGAAGTCCCGCCGAAAGTCTTCAGCCTCTACATAATGCTGATATTCAAGCTCTCGTTGTTGCGAGTATCCAGCGTCGTAGGATGTTGCCCCCCCTGGATAACTACTCCCTTGATAGGCAATCCAATGCTGTGATTGCACTCTCAGCTTTGAATCACTGCCGTAGGGGTCGCCATTCTGGTTAAGTGAGCGACGGCTTAATGGAGCGATGTGCTGTTCAATGGCGTCTTGAATGAGGAGAGATAAGAGCATCGTCACTACGCTCCTTTAAGGCAAAAGGCAAAAGGCAGGAGGCAGAAGGAAAATACCATTGCGCTTAATACCTGACTGCTTGCTCTTGCCTCGTATTGATAACCTTCTGCCATCTGCCTTCGTACTTCTGCCTTCATTAGAAAGTAATCTCCCAGCGCCGTCCTTCTTCAATCAGCCCAATTGAATAAACAGAAACCCCCGTTAAAAGGGGTTGATCTTCGTTAGAAGACACGTTCCCCGCTAGGTTCTCCAGTTCCTCGTCACTCAGCTTTTGTAATGATTTGAGCCAATCAATACTCTCTTTCGCTTGCTCCCGAATCTGGGGGTCAGTCGCCGCTAATTGGTCAATCGCCAATCGTCCAGCGTGAACCCGAACAATCTGCAAAAACCGAGGGCTAAACTCCTTGATCGGAAGCATTACCAGATAGCCATCAACAAGCTGGCTTCCTGTCTCACACGCACCCGTCAATACCGCCTCATTGATGGCTGTGGCAGTGCGATCGCTGTAGTTAGTCGCCTGAATCAATATTTCATTTTCGTAGAGCGATCGCATATCGAGCGGTGTGATGTAATTGCTCATGGAGTCGTCAATTTAGGTTCGTTATTAGGTGGAAACTCCTTCTCAAGAATCAAGGGAATTGCGTCATCCCATCCTTTCGGAGGTTTAGAGATGCCATGTCCTTGAGCGATCGCTTGGATTGGCTTGTATGCTTGGGTTGCAAAAAGCTGCCTGAGTTGGCTCTCACGCTCAGCGCGGGAAATCGGGTTCTGAAGCAAGTCGGCTTCTGGCGTTACACCCATTCCTCCTGCGGGCTGGGTGGGAGGCATGGTGCTTTCACGAGTACCAAAAGGAAGCTTGATTTTGCCAAGCTCCAAGAGTGACTTGGCGTCGCTTTCTTCAAGCTCTAGCTTGTCGCCTGGGTTGTAGTTTTTGAGGTCGTGATTGACTGACTCAATCACTTCATACATTGTTTTCACTATTCATCCCCTTTAAGAATTGGTCAAATACGCAGAGTTTTTCGTATCTAGGTGGTAGGTGGTAGGTCGTAGGTTGCACCCGAAGAGGTTGGAGGTTGGAGGTTGGAGGTTTCTTCTACCACCTACCACCTAACCCCTATCACCTATTTAAGCGACAGCGTTTTGGATTAAGTAGCCACTATCCATGCCAGTGTTTTGGGTATCGCGCTCGAACTTGATTTTGTAATACCAGCTATCATTCATCTCCCACCAAAAGGCGTTGCTTACCTTGGGCGCACCTTTTAGAACGTAGGTATAGAACTTCGACGGCTCAGCCATCCGGTCAATGTCGTTCGATGTTGCGTAAGTAATGCGTCCCTTTTCTCCGACAAACGCCTTGGGATTAACATAGACAAGAATCAGGTCTTTACCCCAAATAAATTCCAATGACCCAGTGACTGGATTTCTCCATACCGCCTCACCGCTCACATAATGCTGAACACCTAGGTATTGGGCAATCATTTCCTCATCAATAAAAGATGAGTTTGTTGGCGTAAAGTTGGCACGAACTTGGGGATGAGTTCTTAATGCCGAAGTAACTAACTCGCCGCCTAATATGACATTGGGCTTGCGTCCGGTACGGGATGCGATCGCAAGTTTTGCCGTCTCAACAATCTGGTCAGGGCGTGAACCTTGGTCGTTGAATTGAGAGGTACCGCTTAGCGCTGTTACAAGCCCGTTATAGTTGGCGGGATTTCTTGCCATTCGCGCTCGTTCACGCTCAATGTTCAACGCCTCAGCGTTCATTAATGAATAAGTTGCACGCTTTCCAAGATCAATAGAGGCAACCTCGGCTTCTTCTTGAAATTCAATAGGAACCTTGTACGCTAAACCTTTATTCCTGAGTTGATAAGGTCTGCTAGCATAGCCCGTTTGAATTTCATTAAACGGACCACCTACAGCGCGATCGTCTTCATAGGTGTTGAAAGTGGAGTCGTCGAACTCAATAATCGACCCAGTGCGAAACGGGACTTCCGCAAACGGAGAAATCCAGCCACCTTTGTATTCTGGGTTACTGTAGCCTGTGGCATAGCTACTTAATACGGCGTTATAACCCGCTTTTACTTCTAGAAGGTTCATCCCCTCAAGAGTTGGCATGATTTCCTCCTATTAATTAGATATAAGAATTGCGCTGACCAGTTGACCCGCAGCCAGCGCTGATTGTTGGGGCAAAAGTACAGCAACAGCCGGACCCGTTGTGAAGGGAATAGCCCTTCCGTCAGCATCGGTCTGTAGTCGTCGCTCTGTTGCGTTGGCAGGTATCGCCGCTCCCACCTCGACCATCGTCACCCCTAGGTGATCGCACAGCGCTGTTTCACCCGCCGCAACGGTGTAGTCATTCACCCCAAGAGTGTTTTGACCAGCACCCGCTTGCGCTCCGGCGCGGTTAATGAAGCGTTTTCTCTCGATCGCACCCGTCGTCACAATATTGAGATTTACTACTGACTGCTTAACTGCCATTAACTCAACGCTCCTGTCGAAACGAGCGCGTCAATTGCTTCGGAGTAGGTAAGGTTATGCTCTTTTGCGTAAGCCTTGACCTGCCTGTCTTGGGCGGTACTCTTAGCGTCAAACCCCGCAGGCGCTTTCTCGGAGTAGAAAGGTGCGTCTTCTGGCCCAATTGGCATTTGCTTATTTGACCAAAGTTCCCGACCCTCGGACAGTTTTTTCAGGTAGGCTTCACGAGGTGTGAGTTCGCCCTCTTCTCCGTAGTCAGCCGTGCTGCTGTTGTCGAGGCTGAGGATAAACCGGATTTCTGACTCTTTCTTGCTAGGCAAGAGTTTGCGATCACGTACCAAGTCTTCACAAAATGCTGCCACTCGATCAGATTCTCGCAGCGCGGTTAGTCGCTCATTTTCTCTCTCAAGTAAGCGTGACTTGGTTTCAAGGTTGTCAAGGCGCGATCGCATCTCCTCAAATTCTTCTGCATCTGGCATAAATTCCTCTTCCTCGCTTTCGCTGTAATCGTCCAAGAACTTCCCTAGGTTGTCCTCCTGAGGACTGTCTCCAGGGAATTCAATTCTGTTTATCCGCCGCTCTAACCGGGAGATGTCTTCCCAAGTGGCAAATGTCGGACCGGGCCGGGATGTCACCATCGCCAACTGATCGAGCATATAGGTGGGGTAAACTTTATCGGCTTCCTCTACCCCTTTTTCTTCAATGAAGCGATCGCGTACTCTTTGATAAAAGTCCTTAAATAAAACGGCAATGGAGGAACCATCCCCCATCGCCATAAATGAGGGAGTCTCCCCGAAACTGTCAATACCTCGCAGGGCGTTGTAGACTTTGACTCCGAGTTGCACATCTTCCAGTGTCTCGTCATCAACCTCCAGCCCAAACTCAACCGCACCTTCTTGCTCTTCCTCGTAATCAGCAAATTCAGAGAGTTCTATCGTTCCTTCGCATAACTCAATGGGCGCCATGCCCTTAATCGCCGGGACATCCGCTCCACACCCAGCGACGTGACGCAGTGAGAGTTTTCCAGGGTAAGGATTGTGTACGGAGTCGGGTAGGTAAAAGGACGACGAGACACCAAGTATTTGACCGTTTCTCACCCACTCTTTGAACTTAGGCGCAATATTCTTGAACCCAGCCCACAGCCTACCGCCCTCAACCTTCAGCTTTTCAGGGAAACCATATGCCAGCTTTGTGGCGTGCAGCTCGTCGTCGGCATAGCCAGCCGTATCGTGACTGACGATTAAGGGAGCCTTAAAATAGTTAGGATCATACGTTTCGACGACTTGTTGGAGTTCGCCTTGAGGATATCTCCGAGACAAGCCACTTGAGGACGTATGACTACCAGGCTTAAATATTTCAATCCAATCCACGGCATGAGGGACGGAACAACTCTTTCAAGCCTAAGTTGTTAGATTTTATAAATTAATGGAATTGAACGAGGCTACCATGCAAGCTGCATCAACAATCAATTACGGCGATCGCTTAACAGCATTACGGGAGCATAAAGGGTGGACAAGAGAGCGGCTGGCTGTAGCGGCTAATGTGAGTTATTGGACAGTCAGAAACTTAGAAACAAATAGATCGCCACTGCGGTTGGACTATGCAGAAGCGATCGCGTTGGCTTATTCAATGCCGATGATTAAATTCTGGGAATGGATGTGCGGCTAGAGTTTTTTCATATAAACTCTTGTTTCACCAAAGACGTCCACAACCCCACCATCTTTCTCTTCCTTGGTTGCTTTATCATCTCCTGTTAACTGGAACCTATCATTGGATTGAGCTTCTGTTAAGAAATTGTCAAACTCGGCTTTGCTGACGCGATCGCCCAATGACTCACGTACTTTAGCGATTGGCACCGAGCCATCATAATTAAACTCTTCATTTAGTCGGGAGTAAGCTTTATCAAAAGTCTTATCAGCCTCGGATTGGGTTTTAATTTTCCCGCCTTTCTTGAGTTCTGACGCAGTGCCAAGAGGGTCAAGCTCTGGTCGATCTTTCAATAACTTCTCTGCCTTTTCTCGCTTACTTGCTGGCAATGCTGCATCTATCTCAGATTGAGAAGCGGTTATCCTTGCGTAACCTCTTATTCCATCAAGTTCTGTTGTGATTGAGTCTCGGATTTTGTCTTTTGCACTATCTTCTACACTTCCGCTCTGCAACTGGATTTTGTCTTTAGCTTGAAGGTCTATTAAATATTCCTTGAACTTGTCTCTAGAGACGGTTTCGCCCAGTTCACGGCGAATTTTGTAAATAGGAACAAGACCATCGTACTTATTCTCTTTGTTGAGCTTATCAATGGCGTGAAGGGCAACGGGTTCAAAATCTGAATAAGACTTGATAGCGTGAACTTTCGCTTTTTTGCTATCAGTGTCTGCGTCTTTCCTGGTTTGCTTGCTACCAGCATCACCAAGCAGTGGAGTTCGATCTAACGCTTCCTTAGCTATTTTAGTTAACTCTTTTTCCCGTTTATCCAATGAAGCAACCGCTTCTCTTGCTAGCTTCTTGGTATCATCCGCCTGCTTCTTCATGTCATCAATAGCAGCTTCAATGTCTCCTGAGTCAAGCTTTTTCTTGACTCGCTTGGTATCTATTGATGTCACTTCAGCAACCGCTTTATCTACCTTGGCAACATCGTCAGTTTTGCCCTTGCGTCTGCTATCTAATGACGTAACTTTCTTCTGTTGCTCAAGCTCCTTAAGCCCTCTCTCCATTCGCTTGCCAACAATTTTCATGTCGTCAATAGTCTTCTTACCCCCCTCGATAGTCTTTCCTATACTCGTTATCCCAAGCCTGTCATTGCGTTTTTGCTCTGCTGTCTCCCGCCGCTTTTTAGCAAGGGAAGTGTCTGGCTTGGTTGCACGGTTCTTCCCGCTAGCACTTTTCCACAGTTCCTTTTGCTCTGATGTAGGAGTAGTACGGCAGCTCTCGCCACCTTTCAAGCAACGTCCGCCACACTGTTCAATGCGACAATTGAGCGCCTTGCCTGCTCTACCACTTTTCGACTGGCGGGCAAAATCTTCTGTATCAGAGAATCGCGCAATCTGTTCGGTATTGATTAGCTTGAAACTAATCTCCGATTCGCCAAAGGTGAAGGTGAAGCGCTTGGTTAGGCGGGGGTTGACGTATTGCTGGAACTCGCCTTCATAAGTACCGTCCTCATCAACCGTTACACCGACTAGCTTGGTGATGCGCTTTTGCTTCCCGATTTGTAGAGCCTTGGTGATGTCAGCCAGTTCTGACGGGTCTGTGACGGGCGCGGATTCCTTGAAGTTGGCAAATTCTCTCGCCAGTCGTCCGAGCCTTGCAAACGCGATCGCGTATGAAGTCAGCATTAGCTTTGCACTCCTTTAGGGAGTTTAGAGCCGGATGCTGGTATCTCCCCTTCAATCAGTTTAGGGGAATAAAACTCTAATTCAGGTTTTTTCATCGCTATGCTCAAGTCTAAAAGACTAGTCCTTTTCCCAATCAGATGCCCGTAAATCCCTGCTGACTGGGATAGGATTGACTGAATTTCTTGAACTAAGTTTTTATCCTTACCCTCGTAAACAAGTTCACTAATACTATCAACGGTTTTTCCTTCTAAAGCAACTGTTACAACTGTTTCACTAACTGGATCGGTGAACTGATACTTATTAATCACGACGCTTTAATACTCCCAAGGTAAAGTTAAAGTGTTCTCGGTCAGACGTATATAGAGAAACCATAGATTCAGGAGATGAGAAGCGCTCGACTCCCATAGAGATAACCTCAGTGGTTCCATTCTCGTAGACTTTCCCCACATAAGGCGCCAAAAACTTATCTGGGTAAGCTATTTCATCTTTATCATAAGAGTCTGTTTTCTCTAATTTGTTTAAAGATTGCGGTTTATTTGAAGTTGCTCTTTCCCTCACCCAATCCCCTGCGGCTTTTGCTAATTCAGGGTTTTCGTATTCAATATGGTGCGCCATTTCATGAAATGTCGTCGCTTTGTCTGGGGGAATCCCTAGATTAATCATTTTGGAACTCTCAAGTGCGTAAGCACGTTCGTCAATTTGCTCCATATAACGGAGCGTTGAGGAACCCTTTCCTCCAGTCAATAAAGCGAACTCTCTTGCTTCCCCAATAATTTCTCTTCGGGACTCCTTATCAAGATTGTCTTCGTCAACATACAGTTTCTGAATAAATTGCTTTGCCGCTTTTTTCTCCTCAACCGTTGCGGATTCAATCAGAGATTTACGATAACTGCTCATCCCCTCAACGGCTTTTTTGTTTGCTTCAAGCAATGAATCACGCGCCAAATCGTGTTGATCTATCAAATCATCCCGTTTTACCCCTTTCGGGGTACGAACGATTTTTTCCTTGAGTTGAGTGTAAGAATCAAGCTTCGTTTTTAAATTGTCTAAATCCCCTTGCAATTGCTTGGGTAATGCCTTAGCCCCAGACTCAATCAAGTCCTTGTGAGAGATTGTTCCGGTTTGCTTCAGTGTCTCTTTTTTAGACTTTTTCCCCGTAATCCTATCAATGAAAGCCTTAATTTTTGCCGCGATCGCACCCCACCCTTTTTTCTCTTCAGGGGAATGGGCAGCATTGCAGCGAAAGTCTCCATCCTGGCACTTACCACCACATTGGATGTTGCCCGGATTGCAGCGAAGTTTTGATTTCTTTCTAGAGCGTGCAAATTCAGGGGTTTCGGCAAACTCAGATGCCTCTTTAGCGTTGGCAAGCTTATAGGTAATTTTGTCGGGCGTTACTCGAAAATCAATAAATTGAGACTTGATTGCGTTCAAGGGTTGCTCAGCTTTTCCCCTGATCTCAAAATCGGCTTCATCTCCCGTAAAGGTGAGGGCAAAAACACGCTTAACTGCCCCTACCTTGGGTGTAAGTCGCTGCCTGATACTTGCCTCTATTTCAGGATCGGTAATTGGTGTTGAGTCCTTTGATTCGTTGAAATCACGAACCAGATAGCCTAATCGGGCAAATGCGATCGCCTTTTTCGTCAACATAATTTTATATATAAAGTAACTGCGCCACAGCTTTCCATGTGACCGTTGTTCCCGTATCACCGCTCACCTGGAAACTGAGGTTTATTCCAGACGTGGTAACGATTGCCTGCCAAATTGTCACCTCTTCGATTTGCACAAGTTGAACAACGCCTCCCAGTAATCCGCCCACACCTACAACGACACTGGCGACTCCATTAATGTTTTTAGCAATGCCAGCTAATTTGTAGTATCCGACTTTATCAAGATTGGTGCCCGATACTCCACGCCCACCAATTAGGATATCGAACGCGATCGCTGTATTATTCGGAATTGCAATTTGTCCACCATCCGCCAGAAGGGGAGTGAGTGCGGCTGTACGGGCAGTCGTGCAACTTAAAAAAGTTTGCCCATTCTCAACTTCTTGAAAAAACGCTCCGGCACCTGTAAGAACTTTCATGAAAAACGTAGAGCCTGCGGATTTGGGTTAAGCTCGGACAACAACATAACCTTGGCGTGATTCAAGGGCCGTTGCGCTTCGGGCAAATCCTAGGAATTGATTAAGGTGTCCGGAAGTGGTAACCAAGCTAGGCTGCACTCCCCCTGGCACGGTGTTACTCAAGAAGTAAGCGGCAGTAGGTGTTAAGCCCGATAGCGCGGTATTAGTCCCTGAACCAATTGGGTAGCCTGATGCGTTTTGTCCTGCGGCTGTCGCTCCCAAAGTGAAGTGTGTGGCTCTTTTCCCAATCCCGGAACTTGCATCAGCCTTTCTGAACTTAACCGTTCCCGCATCATTCCAGGCATTGAGCCAGTCACCCGCTGCTAACACTTCAGATGCTGGAGCAACAAGGATATCGGCGCCAACCCCAGTAGGAAGTACAGAAGGGTCAATCTTTCCTGATGAATCAAGAGCAAGAATTTCCCCGGCGTCTTGTGTGCCACGAGATTGAACTGTAGCTTCAACCTCACGGTAGGCAACACCCGACGAATCTAGGATTAAATATTTGTCAGCCATGAAGATAAGTAATAGGAGAACTGGCTATATTAGCCATCAGTATAGTGTCAAGAGCGATCGCGACACCTACTACTAAGATAAAGCCGTTTGTTGGTCGAACTTGAGTTAATTGCCCATCAATATCAAGCCACAGCGGCTTGCTTACTTTCCACGACCAGCTTGGCTCAACTACCCGACCCGCTCGTTGAACTTGAACATTGTCGTTCATTGAAGCGGCATTCAGTGAAAGTCCGATGATTCGCCCTGGATGTGTAGGGCTAAGGCGAGAGGCGTAGTCGATTCTTCCATTCGACTCGATTACAACCAAGCGGTGACCACTCAAGGGTTTGTCGCTTAAATAGGTAGTGACAGACGGGGCTTCATTATTGGTAATTTTACGAGTTGGCATCTTTTTTAATGAAGGCAGAGGGCAGAGGGCAGAAGCTTGAATTCTTCCTTATTAAAACCTTCGTCGTCATCGCCTTACTTTTATCTCTCCTTCTGCCCTCTGCCATCAAACTTCTGCCTTCGTTCAAAACCCGTAAAATTCTATTTCTGCAATATTACCGAACCCTTGAGTCGGCGAAACATACCAAGCCTCGACGCATTGCATCGCCGGGATGGACACATCATTCCATCCTTCAATCACCAAGCTAGGAATAGTATAAACAAGCTGCACTGAGCCATCTACAAGACGGATTTGAAACCGTCCGCCAATAGACCGTGCAGTTTCGCCAATTCTGGGATGAAACCGAATACGAGTCAAAGTCCTTGGTTGCCCGAACGCCATCCCTGCGATCGCTCCGTCTGCTGTATTGCTGTCAAAAAAGGTGTTGATGTTGCCATCAAAAACCGAAGTATAACTGTTCTGTGGTTTGTCCTGGAAAAATCCTTCTGTACCAAAAATCGAGCCTGATAGTTTTACTATTGTTGGTGTTGGCTCTGGCTCCGTAGGGATAAGCAAGGCTTCATTTTTCCACACCTCTAACTCAATCTCTACCGCAACAGAGCAACTGAAATAAAGACTTCCTAAGTATTGCCCCATCCCAAAATCTAAATACTTCTCGTCATCGACCTTCAGCGTGCGGTAGTTATTCCCTTGCGTGGCGCCGGACTCATATCCGTAGTGTATTTCGTTTTCAGTGCGGCACCTAAATTCAACACGGGAAGCGCCTGTAATATCAACAGCGATTTCAGTGTCAGGAGAAAGTGCGATCGCTCTTATTTCTGGACTAAATGCAATTACCTCGTTCGTCCCGTCGCCACCTGCTACTACGCTCCCATCGGTTTCGTAATCGGCAACGTAGACGATTGGCGCACCCTTGTACTTTTTGCTATTCGGAGCGAACCAACCGCCTCCAAGCATAGGCTTCTCACTCTACCAAGTCTTGTAAATAATCATTCGCTATTCTCTCAATCCGCTCAATATCGCGTCTACCTACCCCAAGAAACGGGCGCCGCTTTTGCATAAATTCAGCCTGGGGGGTGTTCGCCCCAATCTCTACCCGATCATCATAAGCTCTATAACTAATCGTTCCTCGCGTCTCACCCCTGGCTTGGTTTCGCTTCAGTATCAATCCCCGACGACGCTTAGACTCCAAGTATTTAGGAGACAGCGCTGCCCAGGGTGAACCGTCTGGGTCAACTTCATTCTTAAAGCGGTCGTCAGTTGCTAATTCCTGATCGGCGCCAATCAGTGTGGTGAGAGGAGTGGCGTCTTTTAGTCCTCTGAGTAAAGTTCGGAGGGCGTGATCGCTTTGGCTAAAATCAGCTTCGATTTCCATACTTCATTATCTAACCAAATACAGAAAACGCTTCGTATTTGCCCCTTAGTTAGCAATCACACCCCTAATCATTTTCTGCAACGCTGACGGTTGTCGTACAATCATCTGCTCCAAAACCGCAGGACGCAGCGTATTTGGTGAGGTACCTGGAGTGTAATAAAAACCGTTATCGGCAATTGGATAAAGTTTCCCTTCAATTTTGACTGCCGGAACTTCCCCAATCTCTCCAGACGGTTGCTTATAAGCAAGGCGATCACTTAAATCGAAATACCCGTCATCTGGTGCGGGGACAGAGAAGATACGGCACCTACAGCCCCAACCGGAGGGTAAACTCAGTCCCGACCACTGCGGATCATTCCCATCAAACACCTTACCGTCCATCGCTTTGTGATGAGGGCGCGGATGGGGAGAATCACGCCACCGCCACATCAAGCCAGGGCGCCGCTTCTTAATCTCTGGATTCTGCCGCTGTTGATACTGCCCCGCAGCATAGCTCATCCGCATATTGGTCTTAGCTGCAATATCAGCCCGCCACGCTACTCCTTGCTTCGGCTCCCATCCATAGCGTTGAGCAATCTCCTGATAGTCTGACGCGAACTGAGCAAAGCCTTTCCCCTCAGCGATGTAGCGTTCAACAGCCGCTCGGAAATCAGCCAACATCTCAGCAGACATCACGCCAGCAACACTGAACGCCCAATCGTATTCCTCCCCCTGAATTGTGCTTGAGTCCTCAGTGGGGATGTTGAGCTTTTGACGGAAGTACGTGATCGCGTCTTCAAATGGCAAGCGGGTTAAATCTGGCATCACTTTTCGGTTACACCCGCCTCTTTAAGCAGTTTTTCAACTTGAGTTGTTAGCAGCGATCGATACTCGCCAGATCTGACCATCTTGTCTTTTGCTTTATCAGGAGAGTCATTGTCGAGAGTGCTTTTGGTGATGGTGTCGGATAACTTCAAAGCTCCCTTGCTTGAACCTTCTAGGTCATTCCGCACCATTGCCTTGGCTACATCTTCAATATCCTTTGAAGTCGCTTGCGGATTTTCTTTCTTTAAATATGTCGTGAGTAAGCCTTCATATTCTTTGGTTTTGTACAGTTCTTGCTTTGGCTCTTTTTCAATCCCATATTTAAACAAAGCTGTTGACGCTTTTAATCCAGTTTTGTTTGACCCTTCTATATCATTCTGTATCAGGCTATCCGTAATTTCTTTGGCGGCAGCAGAAGACTTTTTCCCTCGCTTTAATGAATCCGCGTCTTTCTGAGCCTTATCAAGTATTGCCTTGTCTTTAGCATCCCTATCCCGACTAGCTTTACTTTTGGCATCAAGCGCCGTTTTCTCCCGTCCTGCCTTCATCTCCCGTCGCTTCTTGGCAAGGGAAGTATCCACCCGCCCTTTATTCCGCAGCGCTTTGTCATGAACTCGCTTCTCTTCTGGGGTCATTGTCTGACGGCAAGCCTCCCCGCCCTTCAAGCATCTGCCACCGCAGGGACCGATCTTACACTTAAAGTTCTTAGCATCACGCTTGGTTTTAGCAAAGTCCTCCACCCCTTCAGAGAATTTTTCAATATCGTCAGCGTTGAGAGCTTTAAACTGAATCTCATCACTACCAAAAATGAAGCTGAAGCGCTTGGTCAGACGTGGATTGACATACTGCTCAAACCTACCCTTGAAGTTTCCGCCATCATCTAGGGTGACATTAACAAACCGAGTGATTCGACCACGTAGCCGTTTCTCATAAACAGATCGAATTTCTCCAAGAGTTTCTTCATCTGTCACCGCCTCGTCAGCAAAGTCTAGCGCCAACCCCCGAAACGCTTGCCCCAGTTCACTAAATGCGATCGCCTCTCTAGTCAACATCTCTATCCAACCTTTCTGAATACATCCCAGCAAAATATCCCGCCGCTAGACTCTCACCCAACTGGGATGCGATCGCGTCTCTATCCATCTCAGAATACAAGTCATACATCCCATCGAGTAGCGTCCTGAATTTCTCCTCATCCGTACCATCACCACTTGCCACTTGGTCAATAAAATCCTGAATTTTCTTGAGGTTGGGTGCGATCGCTTCTGTTAAACCTGTCGCTGCTCGTTGCTCGTAACTATCCGCCAAATCCTCTAAGGAAGGCAGAGGCGACGCTCCTGTCGTCGCTACCGCTGCGCTATCGAGGGCAGAGGGCAGAAGGGAAAACTCTGACGCTCCTGCGTCGCTACCGCTATCGCTATCGACTTCTGCCTTCTGCCTTCTGCCTTCTGCCTTCTGGTAGCGCCTCAAGTATTCCAGAGGGACTTCTTTACATCCCCCATACATTTCACGAGGGTAGTGATAGAGGTAGTTGGCGATCGCATCTTCAGCCGAACCAAACCACAGCATTATCTTCGGCTCTGGGTCATCTCCTATTTGGTCAATCTCAAAGATGCGGTTACTGTCTTGTCTCAGTCCCACATAGCAATCAAGACTCTTGCCGTCTGGGGCGTAGTGGTTGCGGATATGTCCGTAGCTAGCGGCGAGTGGGATTCCGCGTGCGTCGCTTCCAATCGAGTGTTGGATTCCTATCTCCAACCCATTCCACTTAATCAGCTTCTTCGTGGGTTCACTGAACTCCTCTTCAGTCTCCTCTTCCTCTACCGCAGCGGGCCCTTCCGGTTCCACGGGCAAAGTAAAGGCTTCCCCGTAGGTTTCCTTGATGTAAGCTGGGTCAACTGACAACCCAAGGTCAAGGATTAACGCTTTATCAGTTGTTGCCCGTCCGTCGCGCTTCTTCTCCTTCGCCTCTTCAACAAGCCTTTCCTGCTCAAGCCTGCGTCGTTCTGAGTAAGTCTCACGCCGGATAATTGGCGGATTAGCGTTGCTCCAGTTGAGTTCCCCTATCAATTGCCACAAAGTAGCCAAGGGACTCTCATCTAAACTGTTGCAGTCGCTATCAATGATATTTTCGTTCCTATTCTCGCTCTGCTGTTGTTCAGCGGCGTAGGAACCCGTACTTTTCTCTGAGTATGAACCCTCACCCCATACAGCGCGCGCAATCTCCAAGGCTGCTGTGTCGTAGAGCCATTTGAGAACGTCATGCCCTTCTGACGTAGTAACTGGGAATTTAATTTCAAAACCCGTTGTAGTTGCTAAGTGGGCATTAGGACTAATCGCCCGCAGCAATCTATCAAACGCACCAAGGATTATCTGGTCTTGTGGGTCTTGAGGGTTCAAGGTGTCAGGGTAGGTGCCGTGAACGGGTGGGGAACCCAAGCGATCGCCTGTCAATACCCCAGACTTCATCGCCTCCTTTCTAATCTCGTAGAACTTGCGGATTCTATAACCCAGTCCCAGACCCCAAGGCGAACCCTTCACGCTGCCGTGCGCGTAACAGACAAAGCGATTCTTCGGACATCTCACTCCGTCGATTGAATGCTCTTTGGTCAAGAGCCTCAACTCGTATCCATTGACAATAACAATGTCCTCTTTTGGATCAAGTTCTTCCCCTGTAGCGGTGGGGATGCTTTTGTTCTCCGGCTCCCGATAGCGGAAGGTAAACCTTCTTTGCGGAACAACCTCACAAGTCGGGAGAATTAATCCCTCTTTCTTTTCCCAGTCCAGTGCCACAACACTGAACCCAATCAGAAGCGCTGAATAGAGGAAATCACGGCAGATGGCTTCGTAAGGGAAAAGATTCTTTTTCGCCTGCTTACCTTTGACGGATTCCTCATCGTCGTGGATATCGAGTAACCACTTAACCTTGTTCGCCGCTTCAACATCAGCTTTATTATCCGAGGCAGCATCAACCAAAACCGCACGACCCAGCAGCGCACCAACCCGCTCATCTAATTTCCCGCTCACCGCAGGGTCAATGAGCATTTCCTCATAACGACAGAAGTCACCCCCTAGGCGTTGGTAGAGGTAAGTGTCTTCTGGGTCGGGTCCGTTGTTGAATACCCAGGTGATTAGGTTTGGGTCAGTTTTGGTGAGTTCTAGCTTGGTGCGGGTGTCAAGTGGCATTGGTTAAAAGCGATCGCTCCTTATTCAAATCCGCAGTTTTTCGTTTTTAACTCAATGCTCCCTTCGGTAAAGCAGACGGGGTAATTTTTGGCTTAATTGACACCATTTTAAATGAGGAGAGTGATCGCGCCCCTGCGGATAAGTCTAAGTTGGTCACGCTTTCAATATCTATCGTATGCCCGTAGAAGCCAATAGAATTATTTAACTCTTGCCGCAGCCTATCTTCTAGGTGACTTTTAATTGTACTATCTTCTGTTTTTGCCGTTATTCTGGGCCTTACCGGGACATCCGGACTGTTGCCTTCAGTCGATAAAATTACCGTTACTTGCGTGCCTTGGTGCAATAAATCAATCTGCATTCAATAAAACCCCTAATGCGTAGTGAAAATGCTCTTTATCTTTTTGGTAAAGTTCTCGCATCAGTCGAGGCGAGGCGAAATGTTCTACACCAACTGAAATCACCTCTGTATGCCCTTCCTTGTAAATTTTACCGACATAAGGATGAATGTATCTTCCGGGTAACGCTTTTTCGTCCTCATTGTAACTATTGTCATTCATTAACTCCCTTAAGGGAGCGGGAGTTAATGAGGTTGCTTTACTTTCTCTAAAAGCAACAGCGGAGCGTTGAAATGCTGTCGATTCAATTTCAATATGATGTGCTATTTCATGCAACTCATCATGTTTCTTGGGATTTATCCCTACATCAATTAACCCGATTTCAGCGATCGTATAACCTCTGTCACTCTCACTGATTATTTTCTTGACATTTGTAAATCCCTTGCCGCCTGTCAAAACACAAAGCTCTTCTAAATCTGCTTCAATACTTTTTTTGCGGCTGGCATCAATGGAAGATGTGTCAATCCTTCCAATAATCTCTTTAGCGGATTTAGGGGTAATACTGGATTCACTTTTTATCTTGTCTCTTAATCGAGTAAACTCTTTTTCATCCTTGGACAAACGCTTATCAGCTTCAGCTAAATAAGCTTTCTCTTTGTCTACAAACTTAACCGCAACTTTCTTAAATTCTTGCTCCGACGCTCCCGATTCGGCTAACCCCCTCATTTGCCCCTGTAAACCCACCACTTCTTCAAGAAGCTTTGTTTCTTTCCGGGACGCTGGAGTAGTTTTTAAATCAAATTTAGTTGTAAATTCTTCACCTCTAGCGGCTAAAACCTTGTGATTAGAGCGCACAGAATTACTCGATTCTTTCTCTAAATCTTTAAGAGAAATGTCTTTTTTTGCTCCAGTCAACGGTAATTTTTCTCTTGAATCGTCAAGAGCTTTTTGAACCTTCGTTTCCCGTCGCTTCTTAGCGAGGCTAGTATCCACCCGCCCTTTGTTGCGTAGCGCTTTATCATGTGTTTTCTTCTCCTCTGAAGTCATAGCTTGGCGGCAAGTCTCCCCGCTTTTTAAGCATCTGCCACCACATGGAGCAATTTTGCACTTAAAAGTCTTAGCGTCTCGTTTCCCTTTAGCGAAGTCCTCCACTCCCTCGGAGAACTTTTCAATATCATCAGCATTAAGAGGCTTGAACTGAACTTCGTTACCACCAAAAACAAAGCTGAAGCGTTTGGTTAGGCGTGGATTAACGTACTGCTGGAATTCGCCCTTAAAGTTGCCTTCGTCATCCAGGGTGACATTAACAAATTTCGTGATTCGACCCCGTAGCCGTTTCTCGTAAACGCTGGCGATTAAATTAATAGTTTCTTTATCTGTTACTGATTCTTCAAAATTCAAGACTAAATCTCGGAAAGTTCGCCCCAATTCACTAAACGCGATCGCCTCTTTAGTCAGCATTTAACATTCCCATTGACATATTTAAGCCAGTGGCTTATATTAATAAATAAGAGGGCAACCACTACACCGCCCAATCCCAACCACCCGCCACAAAGGTTAAACAAATGCAATTCTCCACCTCCACACAACAAGCCATCAACTCTTACCAAGCTCAACTCAATACTGCCATCGACAATAACAGTGTTACCCCTGAATTCTCGGAACAGCTTCTTGATTGGCTCAGTGAACAGATTATTGACTTCGACGAGTACGAGCAAGCGTGTATGTCTTTGGGTCTAGCTTAGTCCCCCCCAAAGGGGATTGTTTTTGAATTTAGGAGCGATCGCTCCTAAATTCATGTAGTACTCTCGACCATCCCAATACTAATCAGATCGATGGTTTTGCCGTCTTCTATAAATTCTGTGTCTATGAAGTAACGAATAATGGTAACTCCTTCAAATACGCAGTCGCTGCGGTTTTCTAATCGACTTTTACACGGTTCACAGTTCCACCAACATGATAATGGCGAACTGTTGATATCTCGCCATACGCACCGCTCAGGGCATCGGTTACATCATTAATAAGAGGTTGAGAAGTTCCGTCAAAACCGTGAACAGCGTCTAAAAACATCTGGTTCCACGCTCCTCTTAATAGTTTGACATTCCCTCGCTTCACTTCACCAGCGATGGGTTTAGCACGGGTGAGTTTGTCTCCCAGTGGTTTCACGCCACGGGCATCGTAACCGGATAGACGCGATCGCAAGTTCGCTTCAACCTTCAACCCTGCACTTCCCCCTTCCAATTCCCACCTGACTGGAACCTTCCGACCATCGTGTTGAGCTGTGGCAACAATCAAATCATCCCCTTCTGCGGGTCCAACTTGGTCAGCAATCAGGTGGACAACATAATAATCAGAGCCGAAGCGTCCCAGATGCAAGCCAGCGGTGTAAAAAGAGTCGGCGTTGAACTCGCGTGCAGTAGCTGCCATATCCCAGAAGCGAACTTGAGCGTTGAACGTTGGAAGATCTTCTTCTTTTACTATCTCGAACAAGGTACGGTCAAACACCTTACCGCCACCCTTCACATCTAGCGGCTCACACCCCAGCTCTTCATCAGCACCAATCCCGTAATCCTTGTAAAGCTGGTTGTACCAAGCGAACTCCTTTTCAAGCGTCCATTCTTCGCCACTGACAAGGGAAATTCTTTTGTATAAGCCGTCCGCGATCGCGTCTGCCAGCGTCGTTCTGTGGAGGCTGTAGCCAAGCTTGCGTGAGCGAACTTCTTCACAGAGCTTGTTGAATGGATTGTTTACCCCGTTGTGGGTTGAGATATATCGTATCTGCCCATTCCACATGGTTAGTGCCATCGCCGCTTTGCGTACTTCGTCTAAGTCTTGCAAAAAGGCACATTCGTCAACAACCACACTACCTTGCTTACCTCGTAAACTTGATGGACGTGAACTGAGTGCAGCGACCTTAAAGCCAGAGGCAAAGCGAACCCGGAAAACCAGGATATCTTCGTCTTCATCCTTGATAACCGTCTGCTCAATCTGCGTTGCGGCTAACTGGTAAGCTTTCGCCCAGTAAGAAACGTTCTCTATATAGTCAAGAGTCATTTCTTTATTTATTGCCAAATAATAGGTATCGTTGCCATTAATGCGTGCAGCATCAAGAGCCGATTTTGCCGCATCCGCCCAAGTAGCACCAATCCGTCTACTCTTCTCCCACACCATCACTTGACTGGTATCAGAAAACCATCGCGCTTGATAAGGCATCAATAACGGTGGTAAGCGTCGAAATAACCCTTCCTCGATCTGACTGGATTTAGGCGCTGGCAATCGTTGAGCCGAACTCGATTCAATGAGTTTGAGTCTCAGCCTGGGTGGTAGCAGTTGGGAAGGTGGGAGCATGGGTGTCAGTACCAGAATCTTCAACGCCTAAGAGCTTCATCTTAATCAGTTCTGCTGCCTCATCAGACAATCCCAACTCTTCCAGTCCAACCTCTCTATCAATAGTGGGGTCAACAATCTGGTAGCCTTGACGCTGCAAGAATGCGATCGCCTTGGGTACATTCTCCCACTCTAAACCCGCCGCTGTCCGTTCTCCATTAATCGCCCGTTCTAGAGAGAGCATCATAAAGTTGATATTGCTGGCACGGATGCTCTTAAGCTCAGCCTCTAGCCGTTCTGGGATGTCTTTCACTTCGTCAATTCGTCTGTTGAGGAAAGCAAAGTAGGTGTCTACAACTCGTCTGGCTGACTGGTAACTATCGAGGTGCTGAACGGTTAGATTAGAAGTGCGATCGCTTATATTCTCAATCGCCTTGTGGTCACCCCTCACCCTTGCCTCTCCCTGAAATTCCCGTCTCTGTTCAGACCACTTGGGAACATCAAATCGTGACCAATCTTCCAATGTTTTTCGGCTATTCCCTGAATCACTCGCTAGCTGTCGCAGACTGATTTGAGAACCCCGCACGTAGCGATCGCGGCATTCTTCTTTAGTCCAAGGAGTCGGGGAGGTCATACAATATTATCTATATCTATATGAAGCTTAACAAAACTCAGCTTGACCGCTACAGCACATTATTTGGATTGATAGCCGCGATCGCAACTGTTCTGACCACCCAAGAAGTGATTCCCAAAAAGTGGGGTGGCAGTATCAGTGGGGTAGCGATCGCGTTGGTTGGTTACTTGACTCAGCGGCCCGCTGATTCTTCCCCAACAACCGAGGATGCAGAGGATTTGGCGACAAGGGAAAACCAATGACAGCAATTGGTTTTTATGCGCCTCCCAAACGTCGAACTCCATGCTGCGGAAACTGCCAGCACTGGAGCAAAGAGCAAGATAGTAGATCTATCGTTGAAGTCCCAATGGGAGACGAAGACAAATTTGCCCATTTAGAAGGGTGGTGCCAAATCACATCTTTAGGGAAAGCTTTTCGCACCGAAGAAGTTATATCAAAAGCGATCGCTTTTGATGTCGATGGTTACGACTCTTGCTTAAAAACTACAGAGGATTTTTACTGCAATCAATACCGTCTCCTACAGTGAGTGAAATAATAGCCAGATTAGTCTTATATTACAGACCTTTTCAATTGAATTGGGTGGAGATGAAACAGGTAAACCTAACACTGCCTGTAGTCCGAATTGGCAGAGCCAAAGACTGTGAACTGTGTATGGATTTTATAACAGGCAAAACAGGAGCAGCAATCAGCCGCTATCATGCAACGCTCATCAAGTGGCAAGACCAAACGGACTACCAGATCAGGGACGGTAAACCGGGAGACGCGACCATCGCAACCCCTGATCCACCGTCCCAACCCAGTGGCCTCGGAACCTGGTTGAACGCCCGCAAACTGGAAGAGGGAGAAAAAGTAATCCTCAAGGATAAGGATGAAGTCTCCCTAATTAAAGGCACCGTAAAATTCGTATATCTCCGTCCTCAAAACAAAGTCAGCGACTCGCTCCCATTAAACGATGACACCTACATCCCCCCCGAACTCTACGCCGACGACGAGTGAAGCGACACCCCTACCATCGCTTAAGAAAGGACGGAGAAAAGAGGCAGCAAGCACAGCGATCGCATTCATCAGGATTGGCTTAATTGTCGGCGTGGGATTGATCTGTTTCCAGTGGGCAGACAGGCGCTACAAGGTAAGCGAGAAAATCCAAAAAGTTGATACCGAGGTATGGGTAGGTGTTGCGGTGACGGCACTTACTACTTACTGGCAGTGGTACAGCGAAAAGGAGAAAAAGAAGCTAGAGAAAGCGCAGGAAAAGATGATAAACAACGCCGCCTCGATTAGAACTGTTTCCCAGGAATTTGAAACGCTGGTCAAACGCTTAGAGGGAAGAATCGATTCACTGATGCTCCAACAAGCCTCACTCAAGGCATCGCTGACAGAGACAAGTGAAATCATTAAGGCGATGGAAAAGTGCGATCGCTTGCTTGATGAGAAGGTTGACAACTACCGCTATGAGGTTCTTCAGGAGCGCTTTTCTCTGTTGCAGAGCTTCTATGAAGAGATTCGCTCTATACATGGTCAGGTGGCATATCTCAAAGGGCAGAAAGAGGCGTCGAGTCAGGCGGAATCACTGAAGCGCTTACAAGTGGCACTCAATAGCGTTTCAAATAAGATTGAGACGCTAGAGGCGACAAAGGTAATTGAACAGACCCAGAAGTAAAACCGATGGCTCGTCAGTTGACTCGGCATTCCACACGCATCCAAAATTGCGGTCATTACAGGCGTGAGATATGTTCATAATTCAAATTCACGCATATCCCCGATATGGGTACTGCACAGCCATTCGCACTTCTCTTCATGAAGCGATCGCACTTCGAGAAGACTTGGCAAAACTGGGATACCTTGGGCTTACAATCACCGAGGTTTGCAAAGATGGCAGCGTTCGATATCACTTACCAGGGATTGAACATGGTGACCCGATGGGGCTGTACAAGGAATTATTGGGTGTGGAGTATCCCGGAGCAGTTAGTTGATTGCGGGAAACAGGACAAATTCGCAGTCACTGCGAATTTACCGTTTGCGAAACTCTGATGGCAGCATGACTTCTTCGCTCCATATCCCTAGCTTCTGCCGTTTTGCTTCCGCTTCTGCCTCCAGTAATACATCCTTGTCGCAACCTATCTTCATGTAATCACGGTACACAAAGGCTAATCCCTCGCTAACCAGCCGTGTTGCCCAGTCCGAACCATCCCCAAACCTAACTGAAGCAATGTTTCTCCCATACCTATCGGTGTCTACTGGGGTGACAACAATAGTAGAACTAGTGTTTGCTAGCAGGTTACTAATTCTTGCTTGAGCTAAACGACCCCATTTGAATTGGGTTTGCGCGATCGCATCACCTGTCTCTGTTTCCCGCCTTGAGTGGGGAACTTCTGGGGCATCAATGCAGGCGATTCGCACATCAGCGATTAAGCCGTTATCCACTACGGCTGTATCGCCATCATTTAACCGCACGATTTTTGCTGGGGTGGGTGCTGTTGCAGTGGCGGTAATGGGGAGTAGGGTGGCGATTAGGGCAAGGAAAGCTAAGTGTTTCTTCATGGTTGGTTTGTGGGGGTTCTTTCGCTTAGGGTTCCCAAGTAGCTTGAAGACTGAACTCCTTCAGAGCGATCTGCCGTAAGGCGGCAGCGGCAACGCTCTCGCGTCCTTATGAAACAGATTATTCGTTTTGCACTGCCTTTAAAGCTTTGAGGTTGATTGTGTTTGAATAGTGCCTGACCCACCAGACAAACTCGTATTCCAATGAATCATTATCAATAAGTCCTGATTCATCCAGACAGCGGCTAGCAAGGTCAGTATCCTTCTCCTTGCTAGCCTTAACTTTGCCATTGGGAGCAATCACTTCCCAATCAAGACACCAGCCGTCAGCAGTGACGTACTTGGTGTAGTTGAACCGCCAGCGGTTGCGCCGCCAGTCAGATGCCTCAATGTAGGAATCCCAGGTTTGCTGAACTGGTGCTGGTACTTGATTGGGAACGGCTACCATTACTTACCCCTAATTGCTTGCTGAATAAAACGTCTCCACGCTGGCTCTTTCTTGCCACTGGCATCCCGTTGGGTGATGTGCAGGTGAGCAGCACCTATACCAGTCGCACCGCTTCTCATTTCTTTAGTTGCCTCATCGCAGTGACTGAGGTGAAGGTAGTCAAAAGACTTTTGTTCAGAGGGAACGTCAAAGCTAGCGACAGTGCCACCACCATTCTTATCCTTCCAGCAACGGAAGTTCTTAGCTTCGCCAATGGGGTAAACTTCTGTTCCTTCTGGTAGGTCAAGGTCTGTACCTTTGTGGAACCTGCTGGCACCAGGTATCCCGGTATTGCGGCGACCCCACGGGGAAGTAACGGTGTAGCCTGCAATCTGCTCACCCTTAGCAGGGGTAGACTTGTCAGGCGATTCTAGAGGATTGGCTACGCTCTTTAGTTCACGTTGGTATTTGCGCCAAACTGACTTGGTGTAATCAGAGATTGAAGGATAAGGGTGACCGTTGTAGAACTGCGGCTTGGTATTGTTCCACAAACGCGATCGCCCTGAATACCAAATTGACGCAACCCTTCTCACCCGTTCCTCTTCCGTGGCTGCTGACGCTTGAGAATTCCAAGCCTTCTCTAACTGGAACTTGATGGTTTTGATTTGGAGCTTAGGAGAGTTTAAAAATTCCCTGGCACTGAGCGAGTAGCCTAGCGCTTCCATCGTCCACGAGGAGACATTAGCTGGCATGACCTGCCCATAGCCTAAAGCACCACTATGAGGGTTGACAATGTTGAACTTACCACCTGACTCTTGACCAATGATTGCCCGCATCAGTGCGGTAATCTTATCAACCTGTTGAGCGACGGGCTTAGACTGGACACGCTCTGAATTAGAAGCGGACACATTCTGAACTGCCTCTACCCGTGGCTGGACTATGTGCGGAGAGGGTGAGGACTCAGGCTGAACAGCAGTCCCACTAAAAGTACTGATGGAGATACCGACAACAGCAGCTAGCGTAATGAGCTGTAGCACTACCTCGTTGTATCGACCAGCAGACTTAAGTGAACTCGCCCTGGATTGCACCAGGACAGCCAGTTCATTGAAAGCGGACTGGGTCTGAACACAGTCTGAACTGAACCTGACCAGATCGTGGAAGGAGGCTAGCTTTTGCTCAACCTCCTGAACTTGGCTGAGGAGATGGCAAGACTTCGGGCTGAACGGTTGGTGAGTTAGCTGGCGTTGACGGGTTAGTGTTGCGACCATTGGCTTGATTAAAGATAATGACAGCGGCGAGACAGAGAGTAGCGATACCGAGGTAGGGGAGAGCCGATTTAAGCTGTATCCAGGTGAGAGGAATGACTAGGTTCTTAACGTAGGCTTCTAGTTCCTGATTGCGTTTAACCAGTTGGCGGTTACGGTCAAAGACTTTTTGCTGTTGCTCAACCTCAGCTTGGGTTTTGGATAAAGAGCTAATGCCCTGCTGGACAATCAAGCCTTCCATTGCTAAGAGCTTGACGTGAGTTAGTTCCTCATTAACCTCAGCGGCTATCTCACTACCTGACTCGGCAGCAGCAGCTATCTGTTCTTGGTCGAGGTTGTTCTGCTGTTTGAACAGCTCAAGCCTGTCTAGAATGTCTACGGGAATCTTGAGGCTTCTTAGGACTTCATTGCCTGTGCGGTTATAGAAGCGGTTGAACTTACGAGATGGTTGGTAATCGTCGTCCGGGTCTGGTTCAATGGTTGTTCGCGTCATGTCCGGTAGTAGCTAAATGACTCCACACCCCCAGCCCAATTGGACTGGGAAGGTGCAACCAATTAGCTGTTGAACTCGTTGGGCAGTGAGATGGCTTGACCGATAATGTTTGCCAAGTCAGGCAGGTCAGTCACGAAACTCTCGGCATACTCAAAGTGATCGCAGAAGGCTTGACCAAATCGGTACGCTCCACCACCCACAACTTGGAAATGGACAATATTAGGAGAGGGGTTTGCCAGCTTAAGTATTTCCTTGAGGTATCGGTCGCTAGCAGTTGTGATCGCATTGCTCAGCGGGAATCGTCCTTTGTGGCAGACAAATACTTCATCTTCCCGGTTCACAGCTTCAATAAATGCGGGGTCTTCAGCGTTCTCTTCCCCGTAGCCACAATCAATAGCGGCGTACTTGTAGTAGAGGTTTAGCCCGTAGCCATCGTGACACTCTGATAAATCAGGGTCAAACGAAGACGCTTGCATGATTGGGTCAAAGACAAAGGTTGATTTGAGAAATGTTTGATAGCCAAAGTCAAACACATGGTGGTCAATCTCATCCCAGTCGGGGAAGTCCGAGCTAGAGAGGCGTGGAAACTTCTCGGCGTAGAAGGACTCCGGTACAACAGCGGTAGAAATCTGGACATCATGAACACCAGCGTCTGACTTCCATACCCTTTGACCATCAACTATCTGCGCCGCTTTCTCTTCCTGAGTCGCCCAATCACTGGCACCTTCAAAGGGGATGGTGAGAATTAGGTTTACCTGCCCTTGCTTTACCCCATGCAAGGTTAGAGCGCAGAGAACACGAGGCAATAGGTTAACTGTTTTCTTCTCCCCCAGTCCACGAGAGCCACCTAGCTTCTGGGCGCGTAAAGCAGCGGTGTAGGTCTTATCCAAGTAAGTGATGCTCACCCGATTCTTGGTAGCAACCTTTGCCTGGTTCTTGGCGAGGAACTTACTCTTGCTTGCACTACCAACACTGTTTGCCGCTGGCACCTCAGCAAGTTCTGTTGGCAGCTTATCAATGATGATGGTTTGGGAATCACGCCAGTAGGCGATTTTCATAAAGCGGCGACCCATGTCGATGCAAATGTTATGCCCATCAGGAAGTGCCACTGGCTTAGTTAGCTTGATGATTGCTCTGTCAGGGTCGCTGCTACTGAGCCTGATTTGCATGGTGCTATCAACTTGGTCAATGTTGTCGAACTCATCAGTCATCTGAACAACATTGGCAGCGGGTAATGCTTTTGTCTTAGTCATGGTTATCCTCGTTTAGTTTTCTTGCATCCACAAATCTTCTTCTTCGGGGGGTGCTTGGGAGTCCCCCTGGCTGAATGCCTCGGCGTAGGCATCTACTGCCATTGCTCTGCCTTTAGCACCTTTGCTTTTGGCTTTCTTCACAGCCTTTTGGTTCATGTCCTCAAGCTCTTGGTCTAGATACTGAAGTGCTGCTTGCTTTGCCAGTTCAACCTTGGCGGCAAACTGACTGAGTTGAGTAGCAAGAACGCGATCGCTTTCGCCCTCAAAGTCCATCACTTCCGGTTCCTGACCCCTCAAGCTGACAAGGCGTTTGTACTCCTCAAGCCAACTCATTAGCTCTCGGTAGTCTTGCCATTGGTCAGCTAGCTTTTCCCAATAAATAGAGGAGAGCGCATAGTCCGGGTTTTCCTCACTCAACGCAGGGTCTTTGATGGGAGATGGAACACTATCTCGGTCGATGAGTACCCAATCAACCGTGAACCGACGAGTGCAGGTGTACTGCATCAGGTTCCGGTACACGGCAACGGCATACTGAGTAAACCCGAAGTCATCCTTGAGTAGCCGCTCAGGGAAGCGAGGCTTGGTAGCACTCATTGTGGTTTTGACCCACTTGCTTACCATCCGCGATGAGAGCTTGATGATGTTCCGGCTTAGGTCTTCCTGAGTGCGGAATTGAGAGGCATCGTCAGGTACTTGGTAGTTGGTAAGATACCGCTCCTCTATTGGGCGAAATCCCCGGTTGTAGTCCTCAGATGCGATCGCCCATTCTTCCGGTGTAAAGTCCCGTTCACCCTGGATGACTTCCCTTGGAACTCGTGGAAGGTAGTTGATGAGTTCTAGTGTTCCGACCCTGGTTTCAAAGATGTAGTCCGTGTCCGGTTCGTGTTCAGCCGTTGTCCGGATGGGTTCATCTTCTGTCTGGTCGGTGTCTTCTTCAATCGGAACGGTTTCTACTTCAACGGGCGTTGCTTCCTCTACAGCCTGCACTGGGGTTGGGTTTTCTTCCTCATCTAACGGGTCATCAGTGTACTGAATCTGTATCTTTCTCATGTTCAGTCGTTGTCCTTGACTGGTTCAGAACTAGTCCGGTTCGTGTCCGGCTCCTCACACAACACACTCCGCTTACCCCATAGAACCAAGAGAGGCTTCATACCCCACCTCGGTTAATCGTTGTAGAACTGCATCGGTTTGAGACTCTTTGACCTGCAACATCACTCCTGAAACAGGAGTGCGATCAGAGTCGCTATCCCCCACATACCGAGTGCAATGCACAGCGTCAACTTTGGATACTGTCTCAATGTCCTGGACGTAGCTGGCATCTGCTTTTACCCAGATAGTGGCTGTCCAATCAGCGGGACAATCTTGAACTTGTGGAACTGGCTTGGGGATTGGTGTTACTGCCTTGGGTGGCGTCGCTCTCAAGGGAGAACATCCAGCGGCAAGAGCGAGGCATCCGAGGACTAGGAGTTTTCGCATAATCCCAGTACCTTCTTGATGGTGTCCTGCTCTGAGTTGTGCTGGATTCTGATGGTGCCATCAGTAATCATCCAAGCCTCAACTTGACGGCTACAGGCAATACCCAAAAGCGTCTTTATGTTGCTAACAACCTGATTGATATCAAGTTCGTTTAGTAGCCTTTCACTGGGTCGCACAATTATTAGTTGGCTGTTATCCTCAACCAACGCAAGATTTGACATAGTAAAACTACCCTTTTTAGGGTGTGAAATTGGGCTGAAAATTCAGTAATGAAATTCACCTGCAAAGCGCTGTAATGCCTGCTGGATGAAGGTTTTGAATTCGACTAAGCTTAATGTAGTTCCTAGGCGCGTAGATTGTCAACTCGACCCATGCTATCTTTTAGAGGAAGCTCAGGGACGCACATCATGAAAGAGTTAAATAAATACAGGAGTGGCAGAATGCAATGGGAAAAGGAAAGGGGGAATCGAACAAACCCGATGCGCGTCGAACAGTGTGGGGGAAGAAAGGTAAAAACTTAAACATCACGCTTACAGAAGAAGGATGGAGGTTAGCCAAGGAAAGGGCAACTCACCTCGGCATCTCAGTCTCAGAAGTAGTGGAGAGATGGGGGAGGGGGTACGATACAAACTTTAATGAAGCCGTACCAATTCCACCTAGTCTAGATTCAAGAGCCAGTGTCGTCAGCTCAATGTCAGCTCTGGAACTATACCAAGCTCTTGGTGAGAAGATGACGGCACAGGAAATTAAAAGCAAGTTTGTTGATGACTTGCTAGAAGGCAACCTCACAGAAGCTGATGTAGTAGAAATTACAGGCTTGCTGGACATGGAAGATACCTCAGTCCAACGAGCAATTCAAATTGTTAAGTCAACTAAGAAAGGGGATAAGAAACCTAATGGTGTTTAAAAACGAAACTGATTCAGTAGACGTAGGACTTTTACAACTTGCTTGGAAGTGGAAAGGAAATCGTTTGATACTAGAGGGGATGCCGCAGGATAAAGCCCAAGAGCTAATTAAAAGACCTGGGGTACTAGAGCGTATCAAACTCCTTGTTAGGCAAGCAGGAGCAGAGATGGCTCAGATTATCCCCCCAGGTCAAAAGAATGGTTTTAGGATTTTTGCTGCGGCTCTAGAACATACCAGTGAAAAGACAATGACAAATCAAGTTCCATTATCTAACACGCGACCACCAGATGAATTTGTTTGGTTTGGTGGAATGATTACACCAGACCTTCAGCCACACATCGAAGGGATTATTGCAAGAATGCGAGAAAGCGATAAGCCAACTGGAGTGGTACAGCCGACCATCAACAATGATGGGGTTATCAAAACTATCCAGTGGGGAATCAATAAAGCTTCTGTCAGCTTGTTTAATTTTGATGCTCTCTCACTGGAAGACATGAAGGCAGCAATCCAGCGCGACACTTCCGGTGATTGGTTCCCTGATGACCTGGAAGAAAAGCGACGGCTCTATGAGCAAGCTGGTAGCAATTTTGAGCAAGTTGCCCGCATTCGCACCAAGAGTGGATGGATGCTGGTTAGGTTTCAGACTCAACGACTTGATGTCGGGAATCTATTCATCAGCCAAGGGCAGCAAGAGAGTGAAGTGGTTCAGCGTCCTGACCTGTTGCTAGCTGTCTAAAACCGAAATATTTTCGGATAAGAAAAGCGATCGCACTCATGAATGCGATCGCACCCTCAACAATAAAAATCCCCTTCAACACTCGCAGTTGAGGGGGATTTTAATAACGGTCTACTTACTTTTGCTGACTTCAGTCTAATCGAAATACGAAAAACTCTGCGGTTTTAGATGTCGCTAAAATGAATGTAGATGCACCCTTGACCCTGCTTTCCTGTTTTTTGCAGGGTTTTACTTTGGCGCCTCCGCTAAATTACTCTGCCACACTTGCAAAGTTCGATTCCACCGCTCTGCATCAGTTTTCCTTGTTGATTGCTGCTTAATTGGTACTGGCTTAATCTCCTCAATACCCCGACCAATCATCCCGCACTCACAGACGAACCATTGACTTAGATTGGTGGAATTGTAGGTGTGGAGGAATTGGGTATCGGTGGGGATTGTGTAGAGCGATCGCCAATCATGTTGGTGGATCATGTGCGATCGCTCTCCTCTACTAGAAAAAACTTGTCACCCCTGCGAATTAACCAATCAACCTTGCTGGCAATAATGCAGTTCTTTCCACGCACAACACCAATCCGCTCGTTATAGTTGGGTAGGACTTCCGAGGCTTCTTCCTCAATGTCTTGCTCGGAGAACAGCAATCCTTCACCCCAGAGGAAGTCATATATCTCACCGTGGCAGCAAAGCACATCCTCGCTATCAGCATATTTTGCTTTGATAAAATCTCTGACTTTTACGCAATTTAGGCAAGTGTAGATGGTCTGAAATGAGCCATCCCAGAGTGCATCAACTTTCTCGGCTCGGACACCAAACTCTATTTTGTATCCGCATTCAACACACCTATGAAGCTTGCGTACTGCAACTTGTTTTACTTTGTAAAGTGCTGGATATTCACAATCACAGGTCATGTGCGATCGCTCTCCTGTTCTTTTGCTGACTGAATTGATAGATAGTACGAAATCATCTCTTCAAACTTCTCTGGAGTCAGGATGATTGAGCTTGACTGCTTTTTACCTGAACTCCACTCAATCACTTGAAGCATCACGACATACTCTTTGCCACTGTGTTTTTCAAGTTTTAGGTTTGTACTGGTCGTCGCGCTACTCATTGCGATCGCTCCCTATTACTGAGTCAACTTGGTCGATTAACTGCTGCACCCGCTCTAGATTCTGGTTTGCGGCTATTTTCATTCCTACGTTTTGGATGATGGCATGGGAGTCATAATCCACACCCTCTGCATCAGCCACGGCAAAGATTGCAGAAGATTTAGACTTAGGTTTATTCGTTGGCTCGATCTCAATTATCCAGCTAGCAAACAATAAAGGAAAGGGGGGTTGTTTGGGGGGAAATGGGGAAATTTTTATATAGTAATTAAAAAGGGGGGGGGGGGGGGGGGGGGGGTTATATATATTTTTATGGGGTTTTTATATAGATTTTGTGTTTTGTTTTTGGGGTTGGGGTGGTTTTTTTATGGGGGTGGGTTTGTTTTTTTTTTGGGTGGTTGTGGAAAGATGTTGATATGGAGGTTGAAAAGTATGAAGAGTTGGGTGGAATATTAGGTTGTTGGGGAATGGTGATTATATTGTAGAAATTTGTTTTAATTGAGGGAGGAAGGGGGAGGTTTGTTTAAAAATAGGGGAGGTTTTATGGGGAAATGAGGTAATTAAAAGGTTTAGAAGGGAAGGGGGTATGGATTTGTTTAATGATAGGAGTTATTTGATGGTAATAGGGTTTGATTGTGAAGGTGTTGGGTAGAAATGGTTTGATGGGGGGGAATTTGAGGGTGTAGAATTGAAAAGAATAGTAAAGTAAAAAGATAGAGGTTTTTGAGAGGGGATGGTAAGTTGATAGAGGTTTGAATTTATATGTGTGTGGAAGAGATGGTGGAAGAGTAGAATGGACATTTAACCTTTGCAAATTAGCTCAAATTTTTCGGTGGATTGTCGTCTTTACCAAAGAAATATGCCGGATCCCTAAACATTGGCCTACCCCAGTAAGGCGTTTTCCCTTGTTCTTCTAACACTTCTTTGAGTCTGTTTTTCACTGCCATAAAAGCAATACTACAATTAATATGGTATTACCAATATCTTGATATTGTCAAATAATTGACAATATCAAGATATTGAACTAACTTAGTTATAGACAAAACAAAACCCCGCTCTCTGCCTGAACTGCGAAATCTGCCAGAGAAACGGGGCGCCCAGTAGTACTGAGTAACCCAATCATGACACAAGCTGAAATCACCTACACTCCAAAGTGCGCCAACTGCCCCTTCGCTGTTCTACTAGAAGGCGATCGCTACGAATGCACCGCTGTCCACAACCACCACAGCTCGGTGGTTCGCGGTCACTGGCAAGCGACGCCCATTTGCGAAGAAGCGATTGAGCGGCTGTACGAAGCGACGGGAGAAACAGCCCAAGCTGAATTCAACCAGTACATCGAAACCCAAGCCGACGCCATCGCTCCTGAATCAGATGAGCGTGGAACAGGACGCCGCCAACCCCAAACAGTAACGCTCACAAGTAAGGAGCAAATTAAAATCCGCTCAATCATGCCGCAGTACCTGACTGAGTGGGTTGTGATTGGCTCTCGCGGGAACGCTTACCAACTGAGTTGGGACACGCGCACCAAAAAGCCGGATTGCAGTTGTCGCGCTGGTCAGTTCAACCGCAAGTGCTACCACGGTGATGCCGTTCTAAATGAGTGGAAGCGACTGGAAGATGACCGAAGACAGCAAGAAAACCAAGTTCTTTTGGACAGATTGCAGCGAAGTGTATTCGACCAAAGCTTCCAGAACCGGAACAAGCGGTTAGGCGCCTACTAGAAAAGAGCGGCGGAGTCCTTGAACTCCGCCGTTGCCGTTTCTTCTCTCCATCGGAAACGACCATCCATTCATCTGTATCCAAAATGCTAACTCACGACAAAGTTTATTACTCTCAGGTAGCCGAAGAAGTACTGCGCTCCAATAATCATTCTCAGCTTCTTTCACGCATTGGTTCTGAGCAATTCCTCTACCACGTCTCCACAGTTTTCTATGCTCCCGGCGCCTTGCTAGGACTGGATGTTGAGATTGAAGTTGGCAAGACTGCGCCAGTTTTACAAGCGGCAATGCGATCGCTCAACATCACCCAATTAATTGGCTTCACCCCCCAATTTCCTATCAGCAATCCTCACGCAACAGTCCAAGAAAATCAGCGATTAGTGAGGCAGGCAAGCGAGAAGTTAAAGGCGAAAAACATTCGCCACATAGCAGCATTTGGGAGAGCGCTAGATTTCCCCAGTGGTGGGGATGGCTGCTTCATCTTGGTTGATGTAGAAATTGACCAATGAAAGATGTCTTGAGCGATCAACTTAGTTGCTTGTGCTTAAAAAGTGAAGGCATCGGCACCCTTGTTAGCTTAGTCGATGTGGGGTGCGGTAATGGATATTAGAAAAGTGATTGAAGTTCGTAGCGCTCAGGTAAAAGAAGCCTGCGATCGCGTCCAAAGTCAAATTGAAAAAGGCAAAGAAATTGCTCAAAAAGCTGAGGAATCAGTGAAAGAATCGAAGCAAAAACTCAAGTAAACATCAAATACGAAAAACTCTGCGGATTTACTCACTCCAATTAACCCATGATGCAATTTAATCCCACACCCCAACTCAATGAAGCGCTGTCCAAAGCAAAATTAGCTTTTGAACCGATTATTGCGGACGAAACCGCTGCTTTTAACACCAAGAACGGTGGACGCATTGAATTTGACTATGCCGACCTAGGAGACATTATCCCAGCGGTGACCAAAGCGCTGTCTGAGAATGGACTGGCGATCGCGTCTCAACCTCTGCCAATAGGCGACAAAATGTACTTGGTGACTCGGTTGCTGCATTCATCGGGTGAGTCGCTGGAGGCTTATTACCCCTTGCCTGACCCAGGACTTGACCCCAAGGGGTTTGGTTCTCAGCTAACGTTTGGGCGCAGATACAACCAGCTTTGCTTGTTGGATATCAACACGGTCACTGATGAGGAGAGTAAGAAAAAGAAGCGTGATAAAGCGAGAAACGAAATGCGGCGAGAACTGCATGGACAGCAACCCGTTAAACCAGAAAACGCCAATATAGTGGAAGCGATGAATGGGGGAATTCAGTCGGGAGCGAGAGTGATTAGCGAAGCTCAGCGGAAACGGTTGTGGGCGATCGCTAAAAATAACGGTTATTCGGACGACGGCGTCAAAGCTCTCATCCATCCCTATGGGTACAGCAGTTCGACCGAGATAAAGACCTCTGACTACGACGCTATCTGTGCCAAAGCTGGAGACAAGAACATGGCGCCGATGTACAACTCCAAGGCGACAGCCGACGTTTGAGCCGCAAACGAGTTCCACTACTCAAACCCGCACTTTCTCAAGCGGGTTTTTCTTGGTTAAACCTTTTACCTTGTAAACAACACTTACCAAGCAAAAACATGGGCTACATCTACTTCCTATCTCAGTACTTCTGCAAATGCTTGGGTTTTAAAACGAACGCAACATTTCAGTATATTCCACAATCCAATGCTCGACTAGCTTCCATCACACTGGATAGTGTTCAGAAGCTTCTATTGACTGCAATGGTACAAACACAGGCAGGGTGGCAGGTAGGCACCAAAGAGGAAGATGCAGGAGTAAGGTATGTGATTTCTTTACCCGTCGATCATGAATCAGTCGAAATGGTTTCGCCTCTTACCTACGAGTCTAGGGAAGAAGCGATTAGAGAGGGAGAAAAACTGATTGTAGAATCCGCGTCTAAAGTACGCAGCTTCCGTTGCTGACGGGCATCTCTAACGCTGCCTTCAGTTGATGAGCATCGCCCGCGTAAGTTTGAGTTCCGAGTAGCGTTGGCTCAGTGTGAGATCGCCAATAATGCACTCTGACGCACACTGAGCTTATCGCTCCAAAAATGGAGTTAGGGAAATCCTGGGAGTCGAAACCTGTTCTACTAATGATTGCCCGTAGCGTTGTCGCTGTCAGCCATTTTAAATGTTCGTGAATTCCTGAATTCTCAACGGCTTGCTCTACATCAAGAAACCCACGGGCTTCAATCGACGCTATCACCAATGCATGAAGCCGTTGCGTCTCTACCCCTGATAAATGAAACATCCTCTCACACCCGATCAAATCAACGCCGCCATTATGAAGCGTCTGGGTGTGGTTTGGGATGAGTGGACTTACTGAACTTGCTGGGTAATTTTCCGCTATTTTTAGCCGCGCTGTACCGATTGCGATTGCGCGTGCCACTACGGGCAGTGGGGATGTCTGCATTAGCGAAGGCAGAAGTTCGGAGACAGAAGGCTTTATGGAAGAGTCCGGAACATCTGCCTTCTGCGATATTTGGCGGTCTGACGCGCCAAATCTTCTGCCCTCTGCCTTATTTTCATCCTCCTCGTCGCTTGGCTCTAACTCTTCTGTTGCTTCTGGGTCTAAGACTTCTGAGGCAATGTCACTCAACTGCGCTTCAGTGTAGGGGATGCCTGCACGGTTACGGATAAACTGAGCAGCAGCAATGATTGCCAGTGTGTTGCGCTCTGGCATCTGCCCACCCCGTTCTAAGCGGCTGATAGTTTGCTTGGTTATTTCTTGCCCTGTTCGCTCCCGGATGACTTCTACCAAGCGGTCTTGTGACCATCCCTGCTCTTTACGCGATCGCAGTATTTCTTTTCCCAAGCGCGATAGTCCCGGCATCGTCCATAGCTTCGGTTTCCGCGCTGCCATCATATTCTTGCTCGTAGCTCCTAAATTACTTTACCTATTATCTCTAAAAATAATTCGTATTTTGTAAGTTACACGTTATAGTAGATGTATATTAATAGTCAACACTCCGCCTAAGCGAGAGGAAAGAAATCTTGAACAAGTATACGACCATCCGGGTAGAGAAGCCGCTCTACCTCCAGTTTGTAGATCGCGTTCGTCGGCGTGAGGGGAATGTGAGCCTGACGACGGTGATGATGCGCTTGATTGAGCGTTATTTACGAGAAACCGAGACTGTGACCGAATTGCCTACCTCGAAGAACAAGGAGGTGGCGTAGATGGCAACACACTGTCAAGAATGCCTTGCTTTTCAATCCCGCTGGCAAGGAAGCATTCGTCTGCATTGCCAAACAACTGAACAGTTAGCGACAGCAGAGCAAGCGCTGGTCAATAAAACGAGAGAGATCAGGGAGTTAGAAGGACAGTTACTTGAACTCGTCACCACCGTTAGATTCTTGGGCGGAAACGTACCGGAGTCCGTTCAAGTGCGCTTAGGCGCAGGTTTTACCAACAGAGGGAGAGGTAGAGGCAGATGATAGTAACAACAGTCGAACCAACAGAGTTAGAGATACTTGATGAAATCATCCTCTTTTTAGATAGCCAGCTCGACGCCTTTAGGGGAGATCGCAAGAAAGCTCATGCGTATAAGGAAGCGCGGCAACAATACAGTCGCGTAAAAGAGTTCCGGCGCATCGTTGAGGAAGGATACCCACTTATTGGGCTGTGGGTACGGAAGTCTAACTCAAAAGCCTCTCAGGTCGTTGGGCAGATTGCCAAAA